TGCAGTTGACAACACCTACAACGTCATCTTCAATCGTATTGGTGCTTACATGAACCCTACAGGTAAAGTTAAGATCAATCGTGGTAGAAATATTCTCGAGGTTCGTCAGACATTGTTGATGCCTCACAATACTCTAGACGTAGATGGTAAAGAAGCAATTTCTCTTTCTCATGCTATGGCTAAAGATGGCAATCGTATTTCTGACGTGATATCTCAGCTTATAAATGGTTGGGTGGATATCGCTAAGGATGCCTGGATCTTCAATATTCAAGGTAACAAAGAAGTAGCACCTACACTATTATTCATGGTTCAAGCCGGTGTTCCTTTTAAGACTGCTGTTTACTTAGCCTCTCAACCTATGGTTAGAGATTATGTAGAAGCTCAGCGTCTAGCAAAAAGCACCTTTGGAGATCTTATGGGTACTGCTGCAGAGAATGTAAACTTCTACCGCAACCAAGCTAGAAAAGCTATTCTTTCCGGTGGAAAGTATGGTTTCAATCTTGATCCTAGAAAAGTAGAAAGACAAGATAAAGCTTACATGTACAAAGCAACAGTAGAGCTTACAACAAAAGCTTTTGCTGAAGATAACGGTCAGGTGGTAGACTCAAAACTTACCAGCGAAATCGATAAGTACAAAGAAGCCATTAAAGCTGGAACAGAGCCTGAGTACTCCGAGTATCAAAGAGCTGCTTTCCTGCACTTCCTTGAAATAGAAGAGATGGCTAAAGCTGTTCGTGATATCAAGATGCGCCTGAACTTCGATACCAGCAAATCTGATAGCTTATTCGATGCTCAGAACAGAACTCTTATGCTCAATGAGCTAAGAGAGAATGGTCGTATTCCTGAGAACATTGTCGATAATATTCTTAAGCACTCTGTTATTGGTAGCTTCTATGTTCAACCTTTTCAGCTAGAAGTATGGAAAGATCTTTTCCCTCTTCGTAATAGCCCGGTACTGAACAAGTGGTTAGCCGATAAGATGCAAGAAGGTATCATGGATGATGTTAACGATACTTTCGGTGATGCAGAAAAGTTTGCCAACGAACTTCGTAACGATCTTGTGAGCTTCATCTTCCAGAATACTGTAAAAGGATTTGATGTTGACAAGCTTACTCATTACAAAGGTGAAGCCCTAGAAGACATGAGTGCTTCTAAGCTGAACGAAAAAGAGATGGTGTCTAGCTTAGCTATTGGCGTATTCTTCAAGAATGGTAAAGCTTATGCAGACAAGGAATCCTTAAAGCGTCAATACATCAACCAGCTTTACTCTAAAGAAGCTTATGCAAGCTTCGGCTTAGCTAAAGTTGCTCCAGGTACATTCGATTCTCAAGAAGAGTACAATCATTTTGTGTTCGAACGTGAATACCTACGCAGCATGTATCCTACAGTTACATCCTTACAGAACAACGTAGAGTATAACTGGATAGTGAAAAATGTGAAGGCTGATACTAAGCGTTTAGAAGGTGAGACTGATGAGCAGTTTGGAGAAAGAACAGATCGTCTGGGTTATGAAGAGTTCATCAAGGAGAAAGCTCTAGAGAATATCTTGAATGGGTCTAAGCTTTTCAAAGGAGACAAGACTTATGCTGATAAGCTTGTTATGATAAAGACTATGTTCCCCGAGTTACTCGATGAGTATTCTCTTATCAAGAAGCTTGCAGCATCCTCATCTAAAGTAGGTATGGAGCAGTATACAAACATTCAGCTTCAGGATCCTTTAAGCGATCCAGACCTACTGAATCTCTACTACGAGAACATGGTGAGTCTGATGGATCCTACTGTGAAGAAAGTAGAAGATGCTGCTTCAAATAAGATGATTAGCGATTTCTTTGCGAAGCTTCCTCTTGTTGGCTTCTTGCAATCTGGCTTGAGTACTAAGTCCCAGATGTCTTTCAACCGGATTATGCCTCAGGATTCTTTTATAAGAATCATGGAACAACCAATGAAAGAGTATACAGCTAAGCTTAATCCTTTAGCTCTGGATGTGTTTTATAAGAGGTTTGTTGATCAGAACAGTGCGTCAAGAAGCCGTCTGCGTAACCGTTATAAAAATTACATGGTGCCTGGCTTTAGCTTAAATCAGTCTTACGCTTTATCTAAAAAAGGAGCTGAGGTATACATGCCTACTGAGTACTCTGAAGCAGCAAGAGAACTTCTCGAGAAAGATTACAGAGGAGTAGAAACTTTTGATGCTAAAGCTATCAACTTGGAAACAGCTAATCAAGTCGCACAGAATAATCCGGACAAGGTGTTTGTATACAATGACGCCTTTGAGTCTAGACAAACAACCGGCTTTACTGGTGAGCGCTCGTTTAAGCAGCTTCCTATTTCCAATAAGGTAGGTCTTCCTACATACAGAGTTTACTCAATCACAAAAGCTACAGCTATCCAAGATGTAAACAATGAGATCAATCCTCAGCTCAAAGCTAGAATCGATGAAGCTGTTGAGAATATGAAAGCTCTTCAACGTGAAGGTAAGACTCTTGTGTTCTCTTCTGAAGGTTATGGTCAAGAATGGAATGGTGTTTATAAAGGCGTTGTTCCAAGGCCAGATGCTCAAGTTAAGGCACCTGAAAGTTTCTTATATTTGTCGGAGCAATTGTACCGTAACTTCGGCTACATAAATCCCGGATATCAAGTGAAGGAAAGAGGAAGAGCTGTTATCCAGGAAGGTCAGGAAATCACTGACCAAATGGTAAGAGATTATATGTCACACTGTTATAGATAATACGATATGTTAGCATGCCCGTTTGGACCGGAGTGGGATACACTCGTTAAAGAAGTAGGTAAATTTCAAGCCTACAGAGACTACCTTCAACATGATGGTGAAATTCGTACGCCGGAAGAGGTGAAATCCAAACTGGCATCGGAAGGTATTATGACCTCCATGTATCCAGCTCACCAGTATCAAATAGAGCGTACGCCTAATACTGCAGCCACAGCTACAGTAGAGGTGTTTACTTCTATGGCTGAAGCTCTTCTTAGTAAGTTCCCGGAAGGATATACATACAGATTAGAACACCGTACAGATGTTCCTTGGAAAGGTTATGTTGAGCCAGCTAATCCGAATTCTGTAGGAGGAAAACCTACCATTGTGATCAATACTGCTAAAGCTAGTCTTGATACACCTCTACATGAGTTTGGTCATATTTTCCTGAACATGGTCCGTCAGGAGAATATTCGTCTTTATTTCCAGTTGATGAATGGCGTCTTTACTACAGAGACTGTTGACGAAACAGCTATGGATCCTAAAACCGGTAAAGAGGTCACCAGAAAAAAGATTGTAGGTTATAAACCTAAGGACAAGTACAAGACCTTGTTCGAAGAGATCCAGCGTCTGTATCCTAACAGTACAGAAGAAGAACATGCAGAGGAGCTCATCACGGAGCTCCTTGGTCGTTATGCTTCGGAGTACTATGATCCTGCTACAGGTAAAGTAAAAAAAGACTTCGAGAGTGATGATTCAATCTTGAAAGGTATTGCCAGTACCTTGAAGAAAATATGGGAAGCTATTAAGGATGCTCTCTTCAGAAACACAGTTCTTGTAGAAGTCAAAGACCTTAATCCTAATGCTACAATAGAGAATCTTGCTATGATTCTGGCTCACCCTATGGTGAAGTTCAATGTAGGATCCATGCGACAAAAAGTAAGTGAGCAGCAAGTAGAAGGATTGAAAAAGCGCTTGACTCAAATGAAGAGCCTTAAGGATAGCTTCATAGCTGATCCCACTATTACTTTAGTAAGATCTGGTAACTACCAGTATCTTCTTACAAAGAAGCAAGGCGAACGTCTAGAGCTTATTAGATCGAAGCTTCCGATGATTCGTGCCTATGTAGATACTAATCCTAACGGTCCAAAAATTCGTCACGCTAAAGGTGTGTATGGAGGCTCAACCAAATTCCGTAATGGACTAGAGAAGTTGGCTAGTATTTATCTTGAGAAACCGAACATGTCGACTCAAGAAAAGCTTGCCGTTCTCGATCGTCCAGAATTCTCTCGAGTAAAGACTATACTACAAGCTTATCCTGATGGTCTAGATTATGTTGTAGAAAAAGTTTCCGGACCAAACCATGCTTATGTTATTGATCAAGCTGTAAAAGATGCAGCGATACTTTTCTGGGGTAGTGGTCGTGGAAGTGCTTCTCGAGATTATGAACAACATACACCAGAGATGCTTTTAAAGCAGCTTCTTGATGGAAGCGATGAACATCTCAACAGGATATTCAACTTCCCAAAAGCTTTTGCTAAAACACATGCGATAATAGACAGAGCTCCTAGTGTTCAAACAGTATTGGAGGCCATTGACAAAAAGATTCAGGAGTACACTAAAGCTATAGAATCTCCTTCTGCTTACTTTAATAAATCTCGTAGAGCTACATTTAAGGTATCCTCTGTAAGACCTACAACAGGAGAAGTCATCGAAGATGAGATTACTGTAGCAGGTAATCTGAGAGAAGATGGAGATGTTGAAGTATCGTTTAGCTCAGACATTTGGAGCATGACGGATCCTTATTGGATTGTACCAGCCACAGAAAGAAATATTGGAGAAGGTAGTCGCGTTGTAAAAATCAGTGCTTCTGGAAGATCTGTGTCAAGATCTCGCACATCTGAAAGGATGGATACTCGAGATGAGTATGGAGTAGTTGAACATGATAATACTTCAGCTCTGATTTTACCTGCCGGTGCTTTCAGAGAATATATGGATGCCAAGAGAAATGGCGACAATACTCAGATGGAGTATTGGCATAACAAAGCAACTCTTGTACCTATCAATACCCTTGAGGTAAAACAGTCTCAAGATAAGAGAGCTCTAGATGTAATGAATGGTGTGGTAGAAACTCTTGCTGCTATGTTCGAAGACGTGGATTACACCTCATTTATCTTTACCCCGATGTCTGGAGAATCTCTAACAAGAGAGACCGGTGAAATGCGTGAGAAGCTTTATAACCTTACGGCTAAACGTCTTTTTGGAAGATGGTCTCCTCTAGGAGAAGGAGTCTTCTCAAGAAGGCTTATGGTACCAAACTGGTTCCGTCCTGGTATCAAGATGGAGAAACCGGTTTACCAGATGGACAGTGCACCAGACAGCTTAAATCAGTTTGTAGAAGATACAGCTGACAACATGGCTACTCTTGGTATTGAAGCTATAAGAGGTTCCATTAAAGTAGACGAACGTACACAAGATAACGCTTCTGGAGTAGGTGCTATTAAAGCTTTTGCCCGTGGACTAGCTGGTCAGCTTACTCTTGAAGGAAAGCCTGTTAACTATGCATTCATCGATACTGCAGAAGCACAACGATTGACTGAAGGAAAAAAGAATCCTTGGTCCGGAGAGAAAGCCTTCTTCATTGGAGATACTGTATACTTTGTGGGAGATAACATTTCTTTGAGTGATGTTTTCCACGAGTTTGCTCACCCGTTTGTACGTACTCTTTTCTACCAGAATGAAGGTCTTTTCCGAAAGCTGTATCAAGATCTAGTAAGTACTCAAGAAGGTATTGCTCTTTATAATCAGGTAAAACTTGCTTATCCGGAGCTTAATGATACGGATCCTCTCTTCATGGAAGAGATGCTTGTCAGAGCTATTACTACTGCGGCAAACTTGGAACAACAAGGCAAGAGTGAATCTAAAGGGTTCGCGAAGTTTATGAAAGATCTTCTTTACGCTATAAAGCAGATGCTTCGTAAAGCTTTCGGTCAGTCCTCAAATGTTTCTAAGCTTGGTCCCAACACTACTATTAAGCAGTTAGCTGATATGCTCAAGGAGGGTAAGAACTTTATACTCGATGAGCAGGTAACTGAGAATATTGATACAGTAGCTTATGTCAGAGATACTCGCAAGTTTATCGAAGATGTAGCTATGATCACTAAACCAGAGCTCATGAGCATCACAGTAAGAGCTCATGATATTGCTCTTAAGCATATTGACACGGTAATGCGTAATAAGAATTACCGGGAAATTGCTTCCATCTTGGCAGATGAGTTCAAGCGTGGAGATCTTCAAGAGATACAACGTAATCTGAACAAGTTTGCTAAACCTCTTGAGGATAAGCTTCGTGCTAAAAGAGACGAGGTTGAATACAATAAAGCTCATGCGGAAGCCTTGGTGAATACTTTCTTCAGGCTTCAAAACATGGTTGGTAAAATCAAAGAGCATATGAAAGAGTTGTCCAAAGATCCGGACAGCATTGATAATATGCACAAGGCTTATTACTACGACTACTTGCTTCGTTACTGGAGCGATTATATCGATGAGGTAATCGAGACAATGAATGAAGCTGAGGTACCAGAAACTTCTCCTCTGTCAGAGCTTGTCACAAGTATCAAACGCGGTATCGAAAGTAGTAAGGATTATACCAAGAAGATGTATGCTACTGGTGTGAAGGATGTCCTTTATTCTGAGCTGCGTCCAATGGCAGAAAGAATAGCAGAGCGCTATAGTAAGATCATTGAGAATCTGAAAAAGAACAATGCTGATCCTAAGCTTATCGATAAGTGGATGATGGAGTACTATGGACTCAATCAAGAAGAGCTTGCTCGTAAGGAAGGATTAGAAAACGCTTACAAGAACGGTCTCATTACTACTGAGCAAAAGAAAGAGCTTGACTTCCTACGTAAGAAATCTCTTGATGGTGCACAGATCACTGATGAAAAGATCGAGATGGCTCTTAAAGGGGAGCTTAAAGATGCTAACGTGTTCAACTCCTTCTTTGAGGGATACATGTACAATACAGATCCTGTCATAGGAGGCTTTGCACTTTATGTGAAAAACCAGATGTCCGATGTGATGAACGCGGCCATGGTTAAGTTCAACGATTATGCTAAAGATCTTAAGCCTTTGCTAGAAGCTGCTGGTTACAATCCAGCTAATGTTAATGAGCTCATAGAAAAAGTTGGCAGAAGAGAGCTTATAGGTAAGATTGACTCTTACGGTAAGTGGGTAGAAAAAGAAGTATGGACTCTTAAGAGTGCACATACCGGTTGGAGAATTGCCATGGATAGAGCTCGTAGAGCAATTGATGATGCTCAGCGTCAATACAGCATGACAGGTACAAGTGAAGATCATGAGAAACTTGTAGAAGCTGTTGCTGACAGAAAGAAACTATTACGTGATTACTTCCACCAGGAATATGATAAGAAGGTCTATGCTCGAGATTACATGCTTGAGAAAGGCTACAAAGTTGTCGATGGTGTAGATATTGGTATTGAAGCAGCTTATCGTAGAGATAAGATCTTTGAACTGATGGCCGAGATATCCAATCCTCTTACCACGCAGATGGAGCATCTGGAGATGGCGGAACAAATGGATAATCTGTGGAGAGAGTATCACCAACTTTATTCCTTAGTGGATCTTAACGGTAAACTTAAGACCGGAGTGGATCGTGAGGTGGCATTACTTTTAAAGGAGCATCGTGCAGCAGGAGTAGATACAGATCAATATCTTCCTGATGGTTCGCTCAATCCTAACTACATGAAGTCTTTCCATGACTGGAAACTTCGTACAGGTGTATTTGAAAACACCTTAGCTCAGTTTGAGCAAGAGCTTGTAAACAAGTATGGTAAAGATACACCAGAGTTCAACTTCTTCCGTGAACAATGGATCAAGAAGAACACGAGAACTGTGATCAAGCCTGAGTTCTATGAAGAGCGTAAGAAGATCCTTGAGGCTATTGATACGATCATGGCTAAGCTTCCTGATGCTCAACAAAAGAAGCTTAATGTTTCTGAGATGTGGTCTCAGATTCTAGATCTTACTGCCGGTAATCGTGATGAAGATGGTCAACCTAATGGCTTAAACTTTACTGAGCAAGGTATAGCTTTCATAAAGGAAAAGCAGCTTGAGATCCAGAAAGCTATGGAGAAGTTCGCAGGTTTATCTGGCTTGAACAAGCAAGAAGCTGCAGAACTTCAGGGTTACTGGGATGTTATAAATGCGAAGGAGCGTCGACTTACTCCTGAAGAACAGGAGCGATTCAATGCTTTGATGTCCATCTCAGATAATACAGGCTTGAGTAAACTCGATAAGCAAAAGCTTTTCGGCTTATTTGCTAAGCTTCAAGGTCTGCAAAAGAAAGAAGCCACTGATTATTATGTGAGCATCATGAACAACTGGTTGAGTAAACTCAATACAGGTCTCATGATGAATGAGCTTGGTACGAATACCATTACTCGTGAAGCAGCTAATATGATTCTAGAGGATCATGTTATCAACCCACTTTTACAACAAGATGAAGAGTTCAAAACCTGGTTTAAGAATAACCACATACGCAAGACCGTTTATGATAAAGAGTCTGGTCAACAGAAAGAGATCTGGGAAAGAATCTATGCCTGGAATGTCGTCCGACCAGTTGAGAAAGAATTTTACGAACAGACAGAGATCAAGAGAGAAGATGGTACGTCAGAAATCATTGACGGATTACCCTCACTTAAATATTATGCTCGGGTTGTAAAACCTCAGTATCGTACAGAAAGAGTGGTTGGAGTAACCGTGGATAACCAAGGTAACTTCTTACCTAGAACAGATGTGGCTGATAGTCCTTACATCGATCATGAGTATATGCAAATGTCGAAGACTGATCCTAAGCATTACGCTATTCTCGAGAAGATGAAAGAACATCATCTTAAGAACCAGGAGAGTCTCGGCTATAAGAATCGTTTATACCTAGATATTCCTCGTTACCGTAAGAATGCTCTGGAAGTTGTTCGTACTAAAAAGCTGAAGGTGATTGCCGGAGGACTAGGTGAAAAGAATTTCCCTTTCCTTCAGATCATGGTGGAACGCGTTAAGAACTTCTTCCGCAAAGCTAAAGATCAAAAAGGATCCGAGTACAACTGGGAAGATGATGCAGTACTAGTTCGTGCAGACATGTTCGATAACGAGATTGCAAGTATCCCAATCAGCGGTCTCTATGATATCGATATTGATGACACATCAGTAGATGTTAATCAGTCACTGATGCGTTATATGTTCTCGGCTGAACGTCACAAGAAGCTTGTTGAGATCAACCCTGTTGCTCAAGCGTTAAAGACTACTGTGAATGATCCTAAGAATCTTGCTAAGCAAATGGATCGCATCAATAAGTTCAACTTTATACACCGTGGAGTTGTCACTTATCTGAATAAGAAAGGACGCTACACTCGTCAAGCTGCAGTGAACAATTTCATCGAGCGTGAGTTCGAAGGACAGGTTGATGCCGGGTTTACAAAAGATATGCCTTGGTTACAGAATGCAAGTAACATTATCATGGGTCGTGCAGCATTCAGTTTCTTTGCTTTGAACATTCCTTCCGCTGTAAAGAATGCCATCGGTGCAAAGTGGCAAGCTATGATTCATATGGCAGGGGGTATTGATGTAGATGCTGTGTCTATGAGTAAAGGTGAAGGATGGTCTTTTAATACCATGGCTCAAATAAGTTCTCAGATCTACACGAGAGGACCTAAGCCTTTGAACATGCAGATTCTAGATTCTTTTGATGCTATTCGTGAAAGAGCTGAAGATAAGCTTCCAGAGTCAATGTCTCGTACTTTCATGCATGATGCTGTTAACTTCAGTTGGCTTATGAACTTCCGTAAATGGACCGAGATGCAAGCTACAGCTCAACTTTTTGCAGGTATGATGTATAAGCAAAAGGTTGACATGAAGGGTAAAGAGATTTATTACATGGATGCCTGGGAAACTAGAGATGGTCAGCTTAGACTTAAAGATGGTATTGATGTAAGATGGTCAAACATTCCTACTGAATATACTGTTCAGGAAGGTGATACCATGGCTTCGCTTGCTGCTAAGTTCAACATGTCAGAGGAAGATCTGCGAAAAGAAATTAGCGGAAAGCTTAAAGCTGGTAAGGAGATAACTATCAATAATGGTAAGTACAAAGCTTTCAAGAATAGAGTGCACTCTGTTACTATGAATCTGAACGGAGCATATTCTAAGTTTGATCAACCGGAAGCACAGCGTTATTTAGCATTCCGACACATCTCTTTCTTGAAGCGTTTCTTTACCACGATGTTTGTTAATCGCTGGGGATACTCAGGATCTATTCTTGGAGCCAAAAGAGGTCGTGTTAACCCTGGAATGGGTGACATCCATGAAGGTTATTATGTTACCACGTTAAAGACTCTGTGGCGCACGATTGAGTTTGGTGGGAAGAATCTTCCGCATATGACTCCAGAAGAGCGTGCAGCGCTTAAAAAGACCCTTGTCGAGGTAATGGCGGCTATAGCTCTATTGATGGTTGTTGCTCCAATGTTAGGATGGGATCCTACAGATCCAGAACGTTATGAAAAACTTCGTAAGCGCAGTGGTAATCTTCCTTTCTTCGGTCTTGTACCAGAAGATCCAGAACACCCATTCAATATGGGAGGGTGGTTAATGAACCATGCCTTATTGATGACTCTTCAAGTGCGGGCTGAGAACGAAGCTTTCATTCCTTGGATGGGCTTTGGTCTTGACAATTACTACGAGACTTTCACTGATGCTACATCGATCGGATACGGTCCTACGCTGAAATCGTATAAGCAAATGCTAGAATACCTCTACATGGAGATGACTGGTAACCCTTATGCTTATTATCAGAAAGATGCTGGTCCATACGAGTGGCAAAAAGAGGGAGGATCTAAGCTTATGACTACCTTCTGGAAGTCTCTCGGTCTAACAGGTGGTTCAATTGATCCAGTTACAGCCATCAAGAATAATCCTACGCTTTCCTCTGGGAGCAGCAAGATGAGATAACATCTTTGTCGTCTCACCGACTAGAGAAAAAAAAGGGGCTAATGCCCCTTTTTCTCAAGCTCTGCTTTTAAGGTCTGATCAATGTTGGTCAGATCTTTGGTGTCTACTTTGAACTGTTTACTCTTGTCTTCGTTATAAGAGGCAATGACGTACGACTTGTCTTGAGAGACATGAGTCACATAAATTGTTTTACTCTGATACTCGGCTTGCATATTTCTTGAGGTTTTCAATACGTTTGAGGTGGTGATCTCGTGTTTTGGGTGGTGAAAGTCTGAATATTGCTGTGATACCTTCCAAGAGTTTTTTCTTGGTCTCTTCATCTAAGGTATCGAATACTACAGGAGGAAACTCTGATAAAGCCATATCATCTTCGAAAACCAGTATTGCTGCGCAGTAAACACACAGCGTAAGATCTTTTGGTGAAGGCTTGTATTCCGGATTCTCTATACTTTGTACAGCATCTAACTGTGATGCACATACTGGACAACGATCATCGCCCATCTTGATGAACTCACTCATTGTTTGCTATTTCCGGAAATAGTATTTTGCCAATGTTTGGTGGAGTATAATTAGGTCCCTTGAGGATCTTCTTATCTTCGCGAAAGATAGGCTTACCATCTTCTCCGAGTTTACTCATGTTACTACGTTGTATTTCCCAGAACACTTCTTGAATCTTGTGTTGCAGGCCGTGCTTTAATATTGTTCCGCACAAGATATACAACTGATCACCTAAAGCATCGGCTACACCTACAATATCACCGTTCCAGCAGGCTTCGATGTATTCATCATTTTCTTCCTTCATCAAGCGATGACGTAACATGAAGTCGTCATCCGGCAGAAGAATGGGTTCTTTGCCGTTCTCGATCTGGAATTTGTCGTGGAATTCTTCCACAGCTCCTAAGATGTCTTTCATATCTTATATATTTTGACCCAGATATGCACTCTGTTACCAGGCGTGCTATACCAAGGTCTTTGGTTTAACTTTTTTTCTGCTCCGATTTCTACCCACTCACCATTATCCTTAAATCCAATCTCGACAGTGTGATACATTGAGAGTCTTGTATATTCTCCGGATGCACTACTGTTTACTCTTAGATCGTAGTAAAAGGTGTATGTTGACCAATCTCCATCAGGTAGGAGCGTCGTCATCAATTGTAGGAGGACTTTCATCGGAACTTCTCCATCGAACCGGATGTGCGGTTCCTGGACTATTATGCTGCCTACTACTTCGCTCATATTTTTCCGGATACATTAAAGAGATAAGTACTAACCACAAGTGGAGAGCCCAGCCTTTAAGGCTGTTCTCCCTCTTGTAGTTTGCATACTTAGTTTTGTATCTCTCCCTGACCATTGCTTTCAACTTCAGCGATTGCTTGATCTAAAGTAATCTGTCGAGGATCTACTTCCGGTACAGATTGAACTGCAGGCGCAGGTTCCTGAACATGGTTATAGATGTCGAAGATATCCGTCATGAAGAAGTGAATCAGTCTTTGCTGATCCAACCAGTTCTTAGGATGAGATCTTTGAAGAGAGTATATGACATGACAATACAGTGTCCATAGGCTGTCCTTATCCGCGTTGTAGCTGAATGAAGGATTCTTATGTTGCTGCTTGATTATACCAAGTTGTTCACCGGTAAGTAACCCGTGTTCGAAGTAAAGAATTCCCAGCACCTCTGCTTTTCTGCGTTCTGGTACAAGGACATTCTTCATAACGGCCTTATCATTGATCAACTCTGTATAATACATGTCTGCAGAATGGATCTGATGTTTGATTGTTTCAAGAGTTTGTTGAGCTGCAGATCCGGTATGCTTCCTTCCCCACGAGCCCATATTTCCTGAAACGAGGATACTTCCTGATTGAGGTAAGTATCCTCCGATTGCACACTTGAAGCGCATCGATTTATCATATGAGTTTGCCCAAGCAAACATCATACGCATCTCCTGGTCTTCACCTTGTTTAAGGTGAAGTACTCCAGAGGCGACTTGAGCACTGTCTGTAGCTTTGTACAGTTCTTGCTCGATCTCAAGACCGGCGGCCTTAAGCTCCTGCTCCACACTGCTTATAACAAAGTCATGTGGTATTACAGTATATGTTGCCGTAGCTTGCGGCAATGGTGCATTTATCAGTAACTCTTTGGTTACAGAACCTGTTCTTTTAGGCATGTTACTTCTTTGTGAGGTTGTCGATATGACGGTTCAGATACCACTGAGCCTTTTTGAGATCCTCTACAGTTTTAGATGGATCTTTTCTTCCGGCACGTGCGATGTACTTCACAGCATTACCGAGATGAAAACCTAGTTCCTTGTCCTCGATGAAGTCTATTACTTCGATCTTGGTACCCGCATAGTGTTGCGGGCGATTTACTGCGTCAAACTTAGCTACTGGCTTTGTTGACTTCTTCTTTCTTGTTGTTGCCATTATTCAAACGTTAGTTGATATTGTTGGTTTGTTTTGCGCGGTACGATATTAGCTATCTCCTTGTAGATGTAATCCAGATAGTACTTCTCATCGATATCATAGTCTTCCCACTTCCTGCTGTCAGTTTGATTGTATACCTGTTGCATCCATGGACCTGCTTCCAATTGTATCTGGCGCCCGTCTGACTTGTTTACCTTGATAATCTTACATCCGGTGTTACTGATGAAGTATCTGATTGTATTCTGTAAAGGTTCATAAGTAACTTGACCGTTCCTAATGCATGTCTGCTGGAACATCCAATCACCTTTGATCTTTACTCCGGCGCAATAGTCAAAGATATTCTTGTTACCAGCTAAGTGCTTTTCTGGTGGAATATCGTTGACAAAATAATCATATAAGGCCTTACGAATCACTAGTTGGCTCTTGTTCTTATGTAGAGCTAAACCTTCGAACTCGAAACGACCTTTGCACTTGGTTTTGCCGTTCTTGAAAACAGCGATGTAGTTATTCACGTCAGCTAGTACTAGCTTTTTGTATTCATCGTGCTCCAACTGGAGCTTTGTTATTCTCTCCCATTCTGCACAGACTTCCATGTACTTTTCCTTATACTCGACAGGGATTATCATTTCCAGACCATCTGTATTTTGCATCAGCGGTATGGATCCCGGAATAGCATCCGAGAGCATTTCATACAGCATAGTCAATAACAGTTGACCGTTAATGGTGATCTGCATTCCGAACTGTGGATCGTACAAGAACGAGTTAGGCTCAATTGATAAACCATATGTCGCATTAAGGATGATCTTGTATACATAGTTCTTCGGATCCTTCTTAGGTATTTTCTTTCTCTCTTCGAAGAACCACTCGTATAGCTCGCAGAATTCTTCCTTTGGAAGATGAGCTGGCGACCATTTATTTCTGATAGCCAGGTTGGGATAGAAACTCGTTACATCCGACGTCATGATAATCATCTTGTCATCGGACTGGTATATCCCGCTTTTTGTAGCACCATGTAAACCACCTAGGCCATATTCAGTCTTGACACCTTTATGATTAGCTACATACTTGAAAGCTCCTTTTATCCTTGCTGGATTTATGATGAGTTTCTTGTAGGCCTCATGAAGATCTTGGAACTCCGGCCGGTTGAACTTTATATAAGGTAGCAAAATGTCGCTTACCTTAATACGTTCTCTGTTGGTCCGCATTTGTTTGAGCTCGTATTTTCGAATGCCAGTACGCTTACTTAAGAAAAGTAAGAATAGCTCTTTCGAGATACGTGGCTCTGATGCACTATACAATGGGATATTGTACTCAGCTGTAAGCGTGCTTCTGAGATTCACTTGCTCAGCACTTAACTGCATTATCCTCTTGGTAGACTTTACGTCATTACAACAGTAATCGATAATCTTGCTGATTTCTTTCACCGTTGTAATAAATGTGGAGTGATGTATAGGCATTTCCTGCATGTTCTCCCAATCGATGGTGTATTGTATCCACTTTAAAGAGGATCTCTTGGCTGGATTATCCCAGTGATTAAGTTTGAAAACATCCACCTGTTTTATCTTCAGGTCTCGTTCACTATACTCTGACCACTCTCCTCTTTCTTGACGATCGATTACTTCTTGAGCTTTAGCATAGATTGCCTTAGCTACGTCTTCAACTTCAGACTGCAGTAGTATATCCTTTTCTCTAAGGATGTATTCCGTAATCTGCGAGTCAAAAGCTAGACCATTGAAAGAGATATGCCATTCACCATTGGTAGCATTTTGCTCGAGGAACTTTATGAGTTCTGGCAAGTGATTCATCAGCTTGTGTACAACAAAGATCTTACGAGAATCTTCTTTGTAGTGTTCGAAGACAGCTACAAAGCAATTGCTCAAAGTTTCATAGTCATGTACCCAGTGATTCATGCGTATAGATAAAAAAGGCAGAGTGATGAGCTCTGCCTTGTGTTTATATTCTAATGTGTTTTACGGTTGAACCAAGTTCAACTTTGGTACTTCTGGTGTAACTAGACCAGCCATGATTGACTTGTAGTCATAGTCTTCCTTGTTCACCGCAAACATCGAGATTACTTGTTCAATTTCTTTTGTCTCTGAGATGTAGTGTTCTTGATATGTCTCCAGCGCTTTTCGTTCTTCAGGAAACGGCTTCATGTTAGCACGTGGCCGTTTCAGTTTTAATGGATCTCCTTGTTCGTCAAGCTTAGCCAGCATGTGGAAGCTTTCCTTTTTGTCTTTGGAGATCATGACCAGTACTTTTCCGTCCGGGTCATAGATCCCTTCTGTGAAGGGGCAGTTTAAATCGATCGGCATGAGGCGAAATGTCTTTTTCTCTCCCCACGAAGATGTGATCAGCATCATTGATTGTGATTGTGACATACGTTACAAATGTTGGTTTCGGCAAATTTAAGCTATTTTCTGGTTCATGCGCAAATCTTTTACGTTTGCTATGAGATTCTCCAGCTCCAGGTTAGGTTTCGAGCATAACTCTCCTACACTTTTGAGGATACCTTGCATCTCTATTTCGTCCTCTCGCCTTGTGGTCAAGAGTTCTGCATAGAGCTTGAAGTATCTTTCTGGGTATAGAAAGCTGTCGATATAACCAAGGTTACTAGCTCCGAAGAAAGCCCGGATCTTTCGTTTGAGATCCGGACTGAGCTTCGAATATTTACCAGCTAGGAAGTTCTCCCAGTCGGCTTTTATGTTGCTGAAATCAAATATGTAGACGCCCTTGTCATCATCCGTCATTTTAAAGTCAAAGAACATGGGATGTCCCAAGAGTCTCTGCTTCTCATACTGACGGAATTCCTCATCTTTTCGCATGTGATACACACACACCAGCTTGCACTGGTCAAATGTGTATTGATTCTGCCATGCTGCATACGTTTGGATAGGTGTAACGCTATGACCGCGTTTCATATCCAGAGCTGGATAGAGGAAGATCCTGCTCTTCTGCACGTAATCTCGATACAAGGATTGTAGTCTTGACATAAATGCTTGTGGTTAAAGTAGTACTTGGCTTGTCGCTAATTCGTACGGCAAGTCATATCTCCTACTTGTGTAATGCCACTCTGCTTCTTTAAGTTTACCATCAAGCTTTTCCTTCCATTGCTGCATAGTTTCAGGTGATACCCGGAAAGGATATACCTGTCTGTACTTGTCTACAACAATAAAGGTAAACTCGATTCGCCATTCAGACTCATCGATACCATTACTACGTAGGAATTCATGTCTTACCATGATATCGTACAGGGCAGCTTGCATCCATAGGTTCCAGAAGTCTATGGTCTCTTTAAAGTCGGTCAACGATTTGCTCGTTGTCTTTAGGTCATTGATCCGGATAAGCTTCTGTTCGAAGTCTACCTTCACATTGTCCAAGATACCTTTTACTCCGAAAGAGTAACCTTCGATTTCTGCGTGAATAGGAAGCTCGTTAAACACCTGTACAGTTTCTGCATCGGCTGATATGCCGAGCAGATCATTAACCTCTGGGTGCTGTTTGAGTAGCTCTGCGACTTCAGTGCAGTATTCAAGCGTGGGAATGTCAACAATATCTTTTCCTTCTCGCTTAAGCAAGAACTGGAAGTATTCTTTGTTGGCATCTGTCAAGATCTTTTCAAGGCGCTGCTCATCCGTTTTAAGGGATTGGTGCAGGTTTATCTCCTTGAGAATCTCTAGGATTTTGTCCTTGTAATCAGCCAGGTTCGGTGGAAGATTTACTTCTCCTTCTGCCGGTGGATTTTCTAGGTAGTGAGTGAGAATCTTTTCTACTACCTTTTTGGGATTGTCACTCGGCATATTACCGGGTAACAATAGAAACTGTTTATCGAAGCTACCATTATCAAGAAGTAGGCAGTGTATCACCTTTCCTTGTAGTAACGCCGGTGTAGTTTCATCATCACGCTGTCTAAGAACATAATGTTTATAGAACAGCTGAGGAGCATAAACAAGCTTGTTAAGGCCAGAATAGCTCATGAAGAACTTATTCGCATAGAACTCGTCCTCGAGTAATCTTTTATCTACAGCTGTCTCATTCATTAGTTTCTGCTTTTTCAGTTACAGGAGCTGCTGTTTGAGATGCTAACTTGGCTTGACGGATTCGGTCTGCTCTTTCGATTGCTTCAGTGAGATCATCATTGGGTTCGATATCTTTTACCCGGAAGAATGTAGATGATAAATCATCTGACATGTCCTCTTTTACAAGCTTCATCAAGAGTGGTAATTCTTCTGTACCTATGGCATTAATCCTGGTGCAGATTTCAATTACTTCATCTAGTGTTAAAGACTCGCCGGTACTAATATCGAAGAAACTGCAGAGTGAGCGGAAGTTGACATGATCTTTTTCCTTGCGGTTATTGATCTGTGATGAGTGGTTCTTGAGTAGGAGCAGCAAATATATAGCGGATTTTTGGTAATCGCAATTAGCCATAAGCTCCATTGCTAACACATGATTGTTATTATCCTCAGACTCAAACATTTTGACTGCTTCATGATACATCTCTTCCGTCATTACATTGGATGAGTTAATGATGGCCAAAAGATTATTCTGGTAGACAATCGGCTTCATCGTGTCCAGGATCTTGTCGAAATCTCTGAGCTTTTTATCTTCAGAAATCCAAACGTGCATGCTGTTAGTAGGACTGTTTACAGTTTGCTTAACCCAACGATAGTTTTGATCCGCTGCTCCAGTTCTCACTGCTCTCTGAACATTGTAGCCATAAAGTACAACCAGGTCGAATGTGTCATCTTTGGAAAGCTCTTGCTTTATAGCCAAGGTTCCAAGATTTCCTACTGAGTAGTTTTTATCTATCCAGTTAAGACACTCTTCCACTGTGATGTATTGTGAGATATATTCTTCTTGAACAATTTCTTGCTCGGTGTTATCACCCTTGATAATTACCGTAGCATTATCCGGGGTTTTACCTACGGACATTCCCGTAGCCTCACACAATTGTTTTACCTTAAAGCGTGGGACAGTACATCCCGGCATGAAGAAGATTTTATCTGAGGCGCTGAACTGATACTCTGTAGTATCAGCCAGCACTTCAGAAATTGCTCCTTCTGCTAGTTCGCTTTTGTATAAAGCCAATCGAGTGGTAAACTGGATACCTTCTTGTGTGATATCCGTGATGACGATTTGCTTCTTGAAAAGTTCTCTTAGCATAGTGTCTTTATTTCATTGCCATTTTCACAACTTCCGGGTTGGTCATCATCTTCTGGAACTTCTGCTTGTTGCCATTGAGGATCTTCTTCACCACATGATACTTTATATCGTTGGCAAAGGTTTCCTCATCTGTTACCAGACGCGTTAAGCGATCGATTTCCTTCTGAGTAATACCTACCTTTTCTGCGTGATAAAGGCTGTAGTTAATGATACGAGTACCCATGATGCTCGCGATGTCTGCTCGGTAATCATTACCACGACCAATTGTGTTTCTCAGTTCACCCATGATATAGGCTTCGTTATCATGAAGCAAAATATCTTTAGGGCTAAGCATTTTATCAAGCTTGTTATTGATGAAGCTTGTAAACATGCTTGAGAATTCTATTCCTACAGATCCTTCTCCGATCATTTGAATCAGTGGGAGCTGTTCTTCAAACTTAGGGATAGAGCTGATACTGTTGAAGAAGTTCGTGATAGAACGAGCATTTACTTTGCTGTTCACCAGTTCTGGATGCATCAACATGAAGTTGATACAACGAGTGTCGATTTGAGACATCTCAGCCCACTTAGCCCAAACCTCGACATCATACTTCAGATTAACGCTAATGAAGCGTGTACGCTGAGCTGTATCGATGGTATTTACTAAGTAGTCTCCGTTATCCGGATTCGCAGTAAGGATGATGTGCCAGTCCTTTGGAAGCTTCCAGGAGATGTACTCTTGGCGATCCACCAATTCCATTACGGCCTGAATGAATCGGATGTCTGCACGATTCCAGTCATCCAAGATAAGGATTCCTCCTCCTTGTTTGTCTGCAATCCATTCCGGCGGACAGTACGACATACGCTTCTGACCAGTGAATTCGTATCCTCGCTTTACATACTCTTCTACAGCATGTTCATCTGCCCAGATACATTCGTTGGAGTTCATAGATACTACATCTACGATTCCGACTTCTCCTTGGATAGTCACCGGTTCTTCCACTTCCATTTCAACCATTTCAGTGATTGTCACCGGCACTTCTTTTTCAACAAGCTTAGGCACCTTGGTTTCGACTTCCTTTGTAACGAAGCGCCCGTTTTCCAGCACTTGTTTCTTGGTAACCTTCACCTCGAACTCCTGGACCTGTTGCTTCTCCATACGGGTCACCTCCTTTGGCACAGTCTTTTTGACCTTTTGCATTTCCACTTTGCTGGAGGATACCGGAGTAGAGGTTACATTTGTTCCTGTTTTGCAGAGCTGGAACTGGCGAATAGGAAATCCTACTAAGTCACCAAGCTCTTCGATCTGCGCAAGGTTTAACTTTACAAAGTTTAAACCTTGTTCGTTTGCCATCTGGAGGATAGAGCTAGTCTTTCCGATCCCTGACTCACCGATTACCTCTACGGAAACAGAGTTTTTCCCTTGTTCCTGCAGGAATCGGTTGTTGCTAATAATGTGGGCCATGAACCCTTTCAATTCATCGATGTTCAGGCTTACTTGATTTTGTACGTTGCTCATGCTAATTTAACTTGATGGTTGCTCCTGGTAAATGATCTGTTTCGTTTGATTGTGTAGAAAGCACCCACAACACACGGCCCTTTACAGTTTCCGGTGCTGGAGCTTCGCCATCTGTTAAGTAAACAAGACAGCTGTACTTTCTGGTGTTTGCATTGTAGTAGTCTACAACCGGGTCAAAACTGGTTCCACCTCGACCATAGATTTTGTACTCTGCTTTGGGGTCGTATGCTTCTATCTTTTGAATAGCGGCATCAGCGTGCACTACAGTTACATCAGCTCCTGTTTTGTAGATGTGATGGATCTCTTGCATAAACTCCAAGAGTTCTTTATCACTTACAGAACCGGATGTATCTAGTGCTACGAGAACATGTCTTTTCGGTTTTATCTTAAGACCAGGATTGTCCTCGTATCGTTTGTTATACTTACGACGAGTTTTCTTGGTGAAGATCTTTACAGATCCTCCAGCAAATCGTCTTAAGTAACCTCTCCAATCAAACTTTGGAGGCTCGATGTGATTAAGCTTTTCCAAGATGCTTGCAAATTCACCGGGAACAGTGCCGCGGCTTTTCTGAATCTGTTCTGCTACCTCGTTTAACACATGCTTAGTTTGGTTATGGATAAGCTTTTGTGTTGCTTCATCCAAATCACTGGCGTTCCAAGAGGAATGATCAGGTAAATTAATATCTTCTGGACCACCAGGTCCTTGGCAAGTGCACACGCCTTCTCCTGCAGCCATAGCGGCTAGCTGGATATTCAAGTTAGGGCAATTACCCTTTTCCTTAGCTTCCTTAAGCTTTTCGTAGTAGTAGTGTGTACCTTTCTTGGGTTCAAGATTCAGCTCTGGATAAAGATCCAGCTTCTGTCCTCCTGGTGGTAAATAATCATCTTTGATGTACTGGTTAATTTCCAAGTCCATGGCGATGTTGGCTAGCTCCTTATCATCAAAATGACTGTAGTCAGTAAGATGAAAGAAGCCTATATGCAGGAGCTCGTGTTTGAGCAATCCTTTTCTGTGAGGAACTGCCAAGCTCTTCCAGAATTCCTCGTTGATCAACAAATTGTAGTTGATTCCAGAGAGGCATACCCCTGCTGTGGGTACTTGTTTGCTCCACTTTTTGTTGAGCATGATTAAGAAGAGGCCGTAGAACGGTTCTTCCATCATCAAATCCTTGCCGGCTTTAGCCAGGCTTTCGTCTTTAGTCTGCATAGTCCAGCTTTACTTCTATTGATTTGAGGTAGTCGTATCCTATATCTCGAAGATCTTTTAATACCTGAGTATTGATACGCTCTACCAATAATTGTACATGTTCTTTTGGAGCCTTGTGAGTTACTCCTGCTTCAGAAATCTGCTTGAATGTCACTGTGGAGTCAAAGGGTATACCATTTTCCTTCATGACATTTACTACGGTTGGAGCATGCGTATTCCACATACCTATCCCGGCTGCTGATTCTTTACGTAGCAATAAGGTCTTAACGATATTAGGTAAGACTTCTATGTTCTCAAGGCTTGTGAGAGCGAGTACAACGTTTTCCTGATCTTCAGAATTAAGCATTCCTAGCAGAGTGTCATAGTCGTAATCGACGTGTTCAGGTATCATACTACAAATTGTTTCTGCGTGCATATTCTGCCATCAGTACTGCATCAATAAGACCGTCATGAGGCTTTGTTGCTTTTTCACCAAAGGTGAGTTTAAGGTCCGGAAACAATCTCTTGATAGCTACCAAAGCCATAGCTTTAGTGTCTCTCACAGATGTTTTACCGGTCTTGCTTGGCCTGGAGATTTCTTCCACGCCTTGAAACATTGTCTTCTGCCAGTCTTTAGCATTAACTTTTGTGTAAGGAATGCCTTGACAGATACACTTCATTTCTACAGCACCGGCTTGATTCCCCATAGAGAAAGCCGTTTGCTTAGATGATCCGAATATTACACCTAGCTTTTCAAATACTATGTGAGGTTTTTCCGAATCACTACACATCCTTGATAAGATGCGACTGAGCTCATGGTAATCAAGCTCAGTTTTTATTTTTGGCATGGGCCATGTCACGATTTTTCCATCGTGTATTGCTGCGATAGCACCGTCTTTTCCGATGTCTATTCCTACATAGATCTTGTTACTCATATGTTGAGAGCTTTGCGTAGTAACGGAGTGACAGCTTCCCGGATTTTATCCAGACCATGCTCTTTTATGGCATCTGAAATGTCTTTCTCTATTTCCAGGTGCACGTAGTTCATACCATACCGGTCACTGTATTTCTTCATGGCAGCTATTCCAGCTTCATCATTATCAAACAATGTGCACACGTTTTTGTATTTGTGTCTGTATGCTGTGATTACATGTTCTCCGATGAGTGTGTTTTCGCTGTCTGGAGCTACTTGTTCTACGTTGGCATATCCCAGTTTTCTGAGAGCCATCATATCTTTAAGTGAGCTGCAGATAACCAGGTATTCTTTCTGATACGTTAGCTGATCTGTTCCTTGTATGTACTCCTTTACTTTGATGAATTTGTTGTCTGTTACTTTCGGCTGGTAGATCTTATACAAGCTACCATCGTTTCGGAAGTAGCCATAGATATACTGACCTTTTATTACGAGCTCTTTTAACTCACCGTCTTCTTCCTTGGTCATCTTGTATGACTCTAGAGGCTGTACATTGTAGTACTCCAAATCCTTGGAGCCTATCTTATACTTGTTCCAGTAGTTTTTATCAAGAGTATTCCAGCTCCGTGCGGTAAACTCTGTTACCTTGTACTTGGCTCGGATCTTAAATTCTCGTAAGCTATAATCTTCTTTGTTGTTCAACATCCACTGATTATAGTCTTCGATAATCTTATGAGCAGCCTCACCACGAGTGGTAAGACTGAACATCATTTGCACAAGAGTAACACCATCTCCAGACCGATCCTGTGAGGAAAAGTCTTTGAACTTGTAGGCTCCAGCTGATTTGGCGTAGTAGATAAACATCGATGGGTTCTTCTCCGTAGGATTGAACACAGATGTGATCTTTATGTCTTGACCAGACAGCTTTTCGCTAAGCTTCAAGTAGTACTCGAATACCCATTCTCTCGGTACTTCGTTAAGATTTGCTATGAGAGATCGTGTTCTTAGCATAATATAAAAATAAGGGAGAGCTTGCGGCCCTCCCTTTATTATTGTTTCACTCAGATTAAAGCTTGAAGTCGCTGCTTACTTTAGAGCTGTCAGCTTGTTCTCCTCCTTCGAAGCTTGATACATTCTCCACGTTTTTCTTGCGGATATGATCAGCCGGGTTGAACTTCATGACTTTGTCTTTAGCTTTGCCGACACCTTCGAAAGGTACTCCAGCTTTGCTGAACTTAGGAAGGAACAAGTCGTAGTTAGTGTAACCTTCTTTGTTCAAATATTCTTTACCTGCTACACAGGCATTCATCCACTTACCTTTGAAAGGCTTGTCCTCATTGAATTTTCTCATGAGTGACTCGATGGTAGGATGTTTTCCATCTTGATCTTCCAACCAAGATAGACAGTCAAGCTCTATACAGAGTGTTTTCAAGAACTTGAGCATGTCCTGGTCACGGCTTACCGGGATACCAGATTTGGTTGTTCCATCAGCGAATGCGTATTCGCTTGCTTTGATTCGACCCACTTGCCCCTTGTAACGACCAAGAGATTCGTTTGCCTTATCAATGAAGAAGCCTTCAAAATCTTCTCCCATATCCTCTCCTTCACAGTGAAGTACGATGTGTAGGCCACCTGGTTTAAACTTGAACTCCTCCAGTTCTACACTGTGGATAGTCAAAGTTTGGTTGCCTGGCTGCAGTATTTTAGGAGTCGAGCTTCCTCCGGTCTTGATGTCTTTCGTGTTTAACATGATATTGACGTTGATGGTTAATCGATGTATACCTTATCCCAGTGTGTGATCAGACCTTTGTCTGTCATCTCGGAGATAACGATCTCTTGATTTCTCAAGTGATCTGGTCTTGCTCCACAAGCTACTTCGTCACTAGTACGGAAGCTTAAGATATTCTGATTGCCTTTTCTGTAAAGGTATCCGATGGCATCAGATTGAGAGGTTGTAATCCTCTTGAGTTTACCAGTAAGATCTAAGTCCATACTGTTGAAATCTGCACCGGCTTTCTCAAGCATCACATCTTTAATGTGCCCGATTAAGATCACTCTTGGTGCCCAGGTTTTGATGTACTCGATCATCTTTGTAAATGCTTCACGAAGATAAGGATATCCTGCTCCGTTGGGCATGTTAAGAATAGATCCGTACTCTGGTTTCAACTTTGTGTACCAGTTTTTACCCATTGAGGTGCGCGAGTAAATAAGTTCAGCATAAGGAACACACATCTCTTCCAATGCTGTAATAGTATCTACTGCTACGTATTTGTAAGGTCTTCCTTGACGAATGATCTCGTCTCCGATTTCCTTGATCTCCTCTACGGTGTTCGCTTTGATTTTCATAGCGTCAACGTAATCTGTACCATGTTCCAAGTCAAGAATCAAGCAGTCTGGCAATTGCGCAAACAAGCTTGTCTTTCCTACTTTAGGCTTGGAAAATACGATAAGGTTCTTCGGGCTTTGGTGAGCCGCAGCGACCTTTGCTGTTGGTAGCACAATCTTTGGTGCTTCTGTTTTTTCCTTACTCATGCTAGGGCTTTTGTTATCATCTCGTTAATCCATTGCTTATTACTTACTGGTTGCTTCCAGAGTATAGCAGCAAGATCTCTAACGGTTGCTTCTTTTAAAGGAAGATCTCCTTTAGTTTCTTGCATTGATGGAGCTTTGTTCTCACTCCCAGCAAATAACTGGAGTTGGCCAGTAGCATGTTCCTCAACAAGAGTTTCCGGCGGATTAGCTTTCACCAGGATAAGTTCTGCTGTTGGAATCAGGTAACGCACAATACCCTTACCATCGAGTACTTCGTATTCCTCTTTGTAATTAGGATTGTAGCGCCATTTATAAAGTCTTCTCTCAGGATCTTGAGGCTCATACTCAGCGTCCGCAAACTCTGTGTAGATGTCCTGTCCTTTTGCAAGTTCACTTGCGAAGAATGCTAAGTATAGCTCGTTCTTCCCTGCCGGTTTATAGGCAAGCTTCGGAATAAATAAAGCATCTGGTATTCCCAGCTTTTCGAAGGTAGGTTCGTGAAGCTTACGAAGCAGCTTCATTCTTTCCTTTTTGTCCTCCGGCTTTTCGGTTGTTTGTATACCACTCATGATCTAGTTGTTATTTTTCGTTCTTGTGTTGGTGGCGTATCCATTTCAGATACTTGCATCTTGTCAAACTCTGCTCGCATAAAACTCATTCTGGTATCACCATTACGAGCTTTAATGAAGTGGAAGACTAGCACACTGAGATCTTCGATTATGTATCGCTCTACTCCGTAGAACTGGATCTTCTGTTTTGCAGGTCTGTTTACTCCTACAACCGTATCTGCATGTTGTAAGAGAGCATCTGAACCATAGATGTCAGATTCCAAGATGTGGTTACCGTATTTTCCATCTTCATTCCTTTCGGGACGATCGATGTCACGGTTGAGTTGACTCAGGACTATAAACGCTATTGGGTACTTTCTTTTGAGATCTGTGAGTGCTTCTCCGAGTGCAAATAGAGTATCATGTTTATCTTTCTCAAAGGGAGCTTTCTTGAGTAGTAATGAGTGATCGAGAGTGATAATTGTCTTGGTGTATTCCTTATAAGACTTTCCAGCCTTATCAACTTTTTGGACAGAGTGTGCGTCCATGTATTCCGCAATCGTTTCTCGGAACTCTGTGACAGTACATGGCTCATCGATTATGTCAATCGGATGTTCAATCATCTTCTTCGCATAAGCATAGCATTTAGCCATGTCTTCATCCGTGATAACACCATCAGCGCTACACAGATATTTATACGCTCTTCCGATGAACGAAGAAAAGGATCTCATAGCAGAGACTCTTCCCACCATTTCAAGACTAAACTCAAGCACGCGGAATGATGTGCTTTTATTTAGTGCAAACGCTTCACGGATAATCTGGTCTTTGATAAGAGTCTTACCGGTTCCAGGTCTTGCCGCTATTACTGTTGTCGAGTTCCATTCTATGCCGTCAGCAATGGCATCGTTAAACTTCTTCCACGGAGTCTTTATACTCGTGATTGTCCCATTCTGTCGCCCTCGCATATAATCGAGAGCTTCTTGATAGGACTCTTTCTGAGATCTCCACTTACGCTTTCTATAGTTTGGTTGACTCATAATTAGTGGCGACAATTCCCTGAGCGTACTGTTGAGTACACTTAGGAAAACATCGTAAAACGGGTGATTTGGTTCCTCTGCAAACGTAGTAAAAAGCTGTGACATGACCAAACATTTCTTGTAGTTTTATCCACATAGATCTGCTTGATGCACAGCTAGTTATACCACCTTCTCCTTGAATATTTTAGGCTCATCATTATCATCTCCAGCGCTAACAATTTCACACCAATCTGCAAGATCTGAGTGTGTTATGTTCTTCTCGTTTTTCCGGATGAAGTACATGGATGTTCTGGTGAACTTATAGTTATCACGCAGTTGTTGTTCCATGTATCGTGCTGTAGCTTCCAAGATAACTTCCCAAGGATAAGTGTAGTTGTCAAAGAACCATCTGAAGTTGGTCTCAACGTTTTTGATATTCGACCGCATATACTTACCACTCCCTGCTTTACGCTTAGGAAAAAGCTCGTTATACTTAGTCATGTTTTCCAGAAAGTCTTTTCCCAGCAGTTGAGTACTGGTCTTCTTCTTGTGGATCTTGAAGAAACTTTCTACCTGTGCGAGAATACTCATCGCCTTAGGCTCCAGCTGCATGTTTTCAGTTATCCAACCTGCTTGCTGAAGTGTGTGTAATTCTTTATGAATGTTGATGTTTAGAGCACCTACAGATTCTCTCATGCAATACAAGAGATAGAACTCATTCGGTGTCAGATTCGCCTGAGCTATCTTGTTGAACATCTCCATCATCACTAAATCGCTTTTTGTAGCCATTGATCACGGTATTATAGATTCTTGTTGCTAGAACATCATGGGTTTCTAAGAGAGCCACCATGTGTCTATTACTGTGAATAGCTGTTGCATGATCGTAGCCGATGTGAGTAGCCGAAACAGATGGTCCGTATCCTATATCGTATGCGATCTTTAAGAAAGCTTGACGATACATGACTATTTCTCGTTTCCGAGTTCTTAGCCTTATACCCATAGGAGTATAAAATTGCGGATCCTCTTCCTCCATTACATCGTTGACTAACTGCTCTAGCATTTTCAGCGTTATTCGAGGAAGTCCTGCTTTGTCAAAAGAGTAGTTTACAACAGGATAGACTCCGAATGTTGCATAGAACTCTTTACGAAATCGAGATACCATCTCCTCAGCCAAACGCTTCTTGTAGCTCTTTTTCATGGTATTATCTTTTGGTGATGTCCAGTTTTTTGCCTATATTATATAAGCTACCCCCAGACAAAAGGGCTGATCAAACCAGTATCTGGGACTGGATTTGCGATCGATCCCGCGGTCAGCCGCGGTTCCCAAAGTTAATACTTTGCGGGTGAGATCGCTCACTTTAAATGCTTGAGCTATGAGAAAATGGATGAAAGAAAACATGCCTGGTACCTGGAAGTTCTTTGAGGACTTCTTCAACGGCCTGAATAATAAGCCGGGAGGACACTCCCTGAGAAAACTTCTAGCAGTAGGGTTCTTCTGGTTAACTGCAGCACTTTGTTTAAAGTACACAGATTCCAGCAACTTGTCTACTGTAGTAGGTATCCTTTGTGGTATGATTACTTCTTTGATCATCACTTACTCTGTGAGTAACATCAAGCAGATGAAGATTAAACAAGAGCCTTCCGAAGAACCTAATGTGCAGGAGGAGGGTAAAAATGAATAAGGCCAATCTTATAGCTTATAGCAGCTTGATTGGGATAATCATTATTCTCCTTGCCATCATTTACTTTCGCAAGCCTCAAGTGATTGTAGAGTCAGACCGGGAGAAAGTTCTTGAGGACTCAATAGCTGTGCTGAACACTAGAATAGATTCTAGTCATGTTCGACAAGCTAAAATCCAGAAGGCTTACGATAGTCTTCTTTCCATCGATCCCATTGTAATATCCAAGACCCGTGATAAGATCAAGTTTATTTACAGCACTAATAGTCCTGATGAGTTGGACAGCATCATCCGCACAAACTGGAAAACCAAATCCCGATACCGTTAAGTGTTACGGTGTGAAGGAGCTCCAGTATATTGCAGCAACTTTGGTTGAAGCCAGAGCTTGCGATACACTATTGTCTACAGCGAACGCAAAGCTTGCCAACAGAGACACTCTCATCAAAGAAAAAGATTACGAGATATCTCAACTGAACGGACAGCTCGTTCTCAAGGATAAGATCATTGAGGTAAAGGAGCAGGAGATCAAAGAGATCAACCTGCACCTTGAAGCTGCTGAGCGTCATAAGAAATGGCTCAAGTTCGGCTGGGGATCTACGTCAGTCATCCTGGGGGGAGCCCTGGTCTACTTTATTCTCAACTGAGAAAGCTGTTGTCCAGGAAGCACGATCTAAAATCGTCCCGAATCCCATGATTAAAGAGTGTGCTTCTCTTATCGGAAACTTGGCACCCCAAGCCATGATGTCTTGAATGTCAAATTCCAAGTTGGAGCCGGCAACATCTTTTATCCAGGCCTTTGGTCTTTTCTCGATAGCGTCATATCCCATGACGATACCGATGTTGGTTCTACCATTAAACCAGACTACACCTATAGGTTTACTGCTCATTCTAGTTCTTCTTCAAGAATCTCCAAAAGCATTTTATCAGTGTCCCACATGGACTTCAGCATGATACCCATACCTACTACCATGATCATTCCAGTAGCATAGTCCAATCCTTTTTCTACAGATGTTATGGGGCCTGTATGCCAACCATACATTACAATGTAGATCAGTGTTTCCAATAACCAGATTCCCCAGCCTATGAAGAATATGACTTTACCTAGGCGGCGAAGATCTTTTATGCTTTTGAGCATGCGATATGCACGCTCTTCTCTGTCGTCTCTTACCATACGATTTGATATTTATAGTGTTTGAGTACAAGATCACTTGTCTTGTTAAAGATGTCACCTGAGTCCCATTTTTCTTGGTTCTGATGTGCTGCAGATGCAGGGTGACTACACATTAGCTTCCAGTTGTTATCAGGAATAGATTTAGCCCACTCTTGTGCTTTCTTACCCATAAACACATACACAAGCCCTGGATTGTTGAACGATAAGATATCGAACAAGTATGCCAGAAAAGGCTGCCACAATATATAGTGTTGACCTACTCGGTTTATTGTTGTAGTAAGAGCTATGTTGAGCATTAGGATTCCTTGTTTTGACCAGCGTGCCAAATCAGGATCCCAAGTATATCCTTGGTTAGGATACACGGTGTCTTCTATTTCCTTGAACATGTATCGTAAAGAGGCTTGTACCTTTCCATCGTTACCGCATGAGAAAGCTATGCCGTCCGCTACCCCGGGATAAGGATAAGGGTCTTGTCCGATCATTACTACCTTGAGATCATTGTAAGGACATTCTTCAAATGCCCGAAACAGTTGTTTGATCACCGGAGTAAACCTGCGATTGTCTCTTGCTTCTGCCAGTAGACTCTTCAGGATCTTGTGAAAATCATCACTGAGAAGAAAGCCTTTTAGCTTATCCCCCCAGCCTGAGGGTTTTAACCTCTCGTACAGTTTCATCTGTACTTCTTCTAAGTTTACACTTTCTAGATTGCTCATCTTACACTTGTAAAGTTTAGCGAATAATGCTTATCTTTGGAGCATGGCAAAGAAATTTAACGTAAAGACCATACCCTTCGAGGCGAAGATCAACATCCAGATACCTGGTAGCTTTTATGCAAGACTGCAGCAGCTTGTTGTTCATTACGGTAACTCTAAGCCTCATTCTGAATTGCTTGCTGCTATGCAAGCTTTAGCCAAGAATGAGCAGGCCAAGAGTGAGTTTGAATACCATATCCACACCTTGACTATTCTGATCTGGGAGATTGAGAATGCTGCTAAAGAGCAGAATCTCTTGAAAGATGAAGAGATTGAGATTCCGGAAGAAGGTGCTGATTAACGCAAGTTCATTCCCACGGTATCTCCGATCTCAATAATAGCCTCGATTGCAAGAGCTAGTTCATCCTTGGAACAGTCTCCAAAAGATTTGCACACCATAAAGGTGTCGCCTCCTAAGTGTTTTCTTACACATAATCCGGCTTGTCTTTTTACCTCCAGCTTCATATCCTCAAAGCTGTAGCCAAGTTCTTTTGCAAGTTCTCGAATACATACATGGATTTTTGCTAGTTGAGGTACACTACCGTTATCAACGTTGGCTTCCATGAAGATCTCGATGGTTTGTCCATCTACGATTCCCTTCTTGAATTCTCCATAACGTGTAGCATCTGCTGTAGTAGCAGGTACGAGTTCTCCATAAATGTTCTTTACGAATTGTCCGTGGAATATGTTATGCTTCTCACTCATGCTTCAATTTCTTCTTCGCGTTTTACCTTGAGTTTGGAGATATGACAATCCTTCTCATCAAGATCGTCTCTTTCACCTAAGAGTACTGGTTGAAATAACGAGCCTCCAGGGAAGTAGTAAAGATACTTGATTTCTACTATGCTATTGACCTTGGGTATCTGTTGATTAGGATACACCGTGGCATTCCCTACCGCGATTCTTCCTTTACCGTCATGAACAGCAAGCATGATGGATCTTTTATCTTGATTCACTTTTGTCACAATACAAGAAGCTGTTGCACAAAACTTGTACTTGAGCTGGTCACCTAGTGAATTAGGTCTTCCTGGAGTGTACTTAGAGTCCTTGCGCTTGAACACAATTCCTTCGGCATTATCTTCCTTCAGTCTTTGTAGCAAAGCTTTCTTCTCTTCCTTCGTCCAAGCAACTGGAGCTAGTTGTGCATATACTCCATCAAACACAAACTCTTCACGAAGCTTCTTGTAACGCTCCTCAAAGCTGAGTCCGGGTATTACATTATCAAATATTACAACCTTGTCTCCAATAGCTTCTCCATCGAGAATATAAATTCCTTCCGGAAGAATACTTTGAAGATTGTCTGGGATGGAAACGGTCAGTCCTTTGCGATTGGTACCTATTAGTGAGGCACCATTTCTTATAAGACCTCTACGCTTTCCATCATACTTTTCTTGAGCACACCAATTAGGATCGTTGATATAAGCTTCTACAGTATCCTCATCGATATCGTTGAGGAGTTGTGGTCTGAAACCTGTATCTGCAGGATCAGTTACACTCATAGTAGGAGCAGCTTTACCTCCGATCATTTCTTGATAGCCTTTGCCGGTCTTTTCTTGCACAAGTTTGTCATAGACTTTTCTTGCAGCTTGAACAGTCGCACCGGAAATTTTTGTACCAGTAGTTAAAGCAGAGCCTCGTCTTCCATAGGCGAAGTCTACTTGGTACTTCCCGTTTATTTCAACGAGCTTTACATGATACACCTTATCAGAGCCTCCCTGTCTAAAGTAAAGGTCTGTCTTGTCAACTATTGTCATAGCTTTATTCCCTTTTCATTACACCAGTTTATGCACACTTGTGAGATGAGCTGATGCAAATCTGTTATCCGGTTTTCATCAATGAAAGTGATAGCGCTTATCACCATGACAGGAGAGAGTTCGAATCTCACCTTACTCCATACTGGTATTAACCAGTCCCAGGATTCATGGAAACGCAGATCTTCTAAGCCGATGAGCTCGAATTCTACGTCCATAAGATCCTTGAAATGCTTTTCTCTCAGGTAGCCTGGGCCACCCATGAAAGCTGTTATAGCATTATTTCTTTGGGCAGTTGTCATAGCGTGCTAATCAACTGCGCAATAGTTTCTTCTGCTACAACATGGTTCTCTACATCTCGAGATCCTAGTTGTTTGTACAGAGTTTTGTATTGCTCTGGTGTAATAGCTTGCATATTGTGCAAGTGTAAAAGATGCTGATACAGTTTACCTGTATCGACCCATCTGGCTTCACTAGCCATAGGTCCTGATTCGTCTTGACTCATAAATCGTCTGCTTGGTTCATAAATGTTTGTGCTTTGTTGCGCTCTTGAATTGCTTCGATGCGCCGCTGATCCAACTCGATGATTGATTCACCACCTAGTTCCAGGTCCACTTCTATTTCGTCGTAGAAGCGAATAGTTTTGTCCAGCTTTCTTGCTAGACCTTTTGTTACCGGCTGATCACGGAGAACACTCTGAATATGCTTCAGCGTCTCTTTCATTTGCCAGTGTTCTTTGAGGTTTACCTTCATTTTACTAAGGATAATAGAGCTATCAGTAAAGCAATGTATGCTACTATGAGAGCATGAGTACTTCTTTCACTATATCTACGATATCTCATCTGGTGGAGAAAGTGCTTTCCGTTTAACAATCTCTAAAGCCTCATCACGATCTTTAGCATCGAAAGGTCCCACTACTTGTTTACAGAAGGGGCTCTCATTAGCTTCCTGAATATCTTCAGGTCCGAAGTAGCGCTTGGCTTGAAGGCTACCTGAGGTGTGGACATATCCCCACCATTTGTTCTTTGTTTCTTCCATGCTCATAGTTCTATTCTAAAACAACTTGCTCCTTTTGGATTACCGTCTGAGTCTACAGCGTAGAGTCTTGGCCATTTACCCATCATCAAATATTCTCCACGTGCTTCTGGAAAAGCTTGATGGAATAATGGTGATGTGATAAAGATCTGAGTATGGACATCACCCATCCGGGTTTTTCTTCTTACACCTTCAGTATACTCTTCGATCTTGAGTACTACATGAGGCATCCTCTCAGGATCTTTTTGGTTGGTGTATTCTTCAAGTGTCATAAGCTTTGTGTAAAAGGGACGGTATCTGATCTGCTCATCAAATACCGTTGCCCTGTACTCCGGTTTGACCCGGTTCATTTCTTTACCTTCTTCTGCAAAAAGCGGAGGTCTTTAACTTCTTCTGGAGTAAGAGCCTTCATCTTGATAGTTTTGCCAGAAGTTTCACAGTAAGATGTTGTAACAGGCTCCTTACGGACTATTACTTGGTCACATCCTTTGCAATAGTAATAGTGTGCCATCTTCTTATGAGTTTTACTCTTAGTCCTGTTTTCTTGAAGAGACGTTTATCTCCTCTACCATAAACGGTATAGCCTCTTCTACCCCAATCCCTGTCAGAGGGTATTCTTATTGACCCGTTTCTACTAGTCAAAACAACCCTCCAGTTGGTTCCTTTTTGGTTGGAGATTACATCTCCTGGTTGTAGAGACAACCACTCATCCGTTGTCATGCTTTACTACGATTTCTACTTGATCAGGACACAGTACTGAGCGAAAATCATCCAGTATCATAGCCATCAACGTTTGTCGATACTCAGGATCCATGTCATTCCAATGGATACAGTGTGCTAAGCGATAAACACTCAAGCGTTCTGAGGAGATATGAATACCGGTTAATTCAGATGCTTCTCTTATAGCGCAGATATCTAACCACTTTCCGGGCTTCATCATGGCGTGTAAAGAATGAGCAACAGCGTTGAACTGGATATTACCGTTTATTCCTCCAGGAGGTACACGAGATAGGATAGCATCCACATCTCTGTAAAGATTCTTAAAGTCTCCAGCTTTGCGGAGCTCTAGTCCAAATGCTTTCATAGTTACTGATCCATTGTGCCATCTTGCACATCTGCTACCTGAACAAAACCTCTTTCGAGTTCTTGTATTACATGACGCAGATGCTCAGCTGAATCCCTCCAGCCTTTTTGATGAGCGTTGTGAATATTTGCTACCAAACCTTGGATTAAGGTATGGGTTAAAGCACGACATCCTTCAGCTGTAGGTCTTCCTTCTGGATCAAGATATTGTTTCTTGTCCAAGTTTTCTGATACCTCCAAGCGAATATTAGTTGCCACGTGCTTTGATTTCGGAGCTCCTTTCTCATAGGAAAGCTCAATCTGGCTTACACCAGTAAAAGTAAACTGCATCATGTTGCTTAGATTTTTAGTGGACACAAAGGGAATCGAACCCTAATCAGCCCCCTCGGGTTAGCCCCCGCCGCTTGTGTGCCCTGGTTGGCCCTTGAGATTCAGTCCGGGCACTAGGATACGAGCCTAGATGAGTTGTACCTCACCGCAGTTTGAACTTAGTTTCCCTCTCTAGTCGTCCCGTTGCAGAGACACCACTCGTTAACCCATGAGCTTACGCTGGGGAAAAGTATTGCAACTTTTCGGCTGTCACATCGGTCGCGCCATGTGCCTACATTTTTACTTCCTCCTGGAGATTTCGTTCTCCGCGTTCACCCCGTGAAGCTTGGGTCTCATCACCACTAACCATCCTTGATGAGCAATTCTAATGGATGACCTGGTCTGCTTCTTTAATTCAAGATACACCAGTCTTCAGCAAGCATATCTGTCTGAGAGGCTAACCACCCAGTAAGAATCTTTTTATCCGCAGTAAACATTCGGATGCTTCCGAGTGCTTCAAATGAATCACCACCGATTTCTTTCTCGATTACTTCCCGTAAAGCGGGGTCATGAATGGCCTTAGTAGGAACCGTTCCGGCTGGTAATAAGAAAAGGAACATGTTCTTTCCATTCCATCCTGTACGTGCTACACGTTTTCCTTGTTTGAGAGCTTCTATAGCATCTCCGAACTTCAAGTTCTCTTGCATGATAGTTGTTTTTAAGTTAGGGAGGACGGTAGGATTCGAACCTACGACACACGGCACCAAAAGCAGTTAAGTTGCTGAGGTAACCTTTAAAACAGGCTACACATATACGTTGCTCTACCACTGAGCTACGTCCTCCATTTATGTTAGACCCTGACCCGGATTCGAACCGGTAAGTCCATGTTTTATAAAGCTTGCATGCAGAGGCTTCAACACAGGGTTTATTCCACACCGCTTTTCCATTCCGAGAGTGGTGAGCTCTCAACCGGTCCGTATATCGCCGGGGCATCTTTAGTCTTTTAGTTCTGTCCAGAATTGCTTGACCTGATTGTCTGTCATTTCTCCTTTGAGAAAGGCCATACACATGTCATAAAGAGTTTTCCATCTCCATTCTTTGGGCATAGGTTGTAGCGCATTCCAATGATTACTTGAGAATCTCCATCCTGCGCTTCCCATACGAAAAGTTACACACCAGATTTTAGCATCTCGACTATCGTATACACTGTCAATGTACTTTATATTCAGACCATGTGCACCAAACTTGCCCATGTTGTGGTAGATTTTGTTTCGGTCTTTTACCTGTTCATCCGACATCCATAGTGCAAACTTGTGATATTTTTGAGCAAAGTTCACAACCTCAGCAAACTGTTCAATAGTCATCGCTTCCATAGCTTCTTTGTTTTTGCGATTTGTGTGAGTTTTCTCCTGTTAAACAGGATAGGAAGTTGCCACTTGGAATCAGCTACGAGGCTTTCCGCATACTTACCTTGCATCTTGATCTTCTTAAAAGGCTTTCCCTTTTGAGTCAGTAAGATTGCAAAAGCTCTTTTGTAGAGCTTCTTTATCTTGCGAGGAGTACGCTTTTCCTGTAGCCATCTGCTGAGATACTTCTTAGGAATATTCTGTGCATGCTTCTTGCAGTAGATGTTACCTTTGGTATCGCTCATCCAGTTAGTAGGAACTTTGCACTTACAACACTTGTTCAGTATAGGAAGAACTCCCGATTTAGAAAGAGTGCAGCGTTTACAGTATCCATAACCATCTTTCCTACCACGAGCTTCAAACTCATGTCCGGGACAGTTAAGAATACCGAGCCATTTCTGATAAGCTTTTTCTTCAGCTTCTTCCACTGTTTTACCTTCGCCTCTGATAAAGCATGAAGGATTCTTAGGAAAAGCCTCGAAGAAAGCTGTAGTGTAAGTTTCTTCATGAGCTGTGGCTTCAGCCAATTCTTCTAGAGGATTTTCTCCTCCTAGTACTTTACCTAAGGAACCTTTTCCACCTAGGACAATACCTGAGTCGCCGCATTGCACTCCGCAATCTTCTGGCCATGGTTGAAGACAATCATAAGGTTTACCGAATGATCTTCGTGCTTGTTTTTGAGTTTGTGTTTCCATTACCAGTCCTGATTAGGTGCTTCATCTTTGACAATAACTTTTCCCTCTTTGTTGAGTTCAGCGTTGAAGTAAGCCTTTGGGCGACCCTTAAGCACCTTCATTAAAGGCTCGACTTCATCACGCTTATCAGTCTCATAATAGACCCTTCTTGAACGGTCGTAAATAAGACAGCGCCCTATTCCATCAGAGGAAAACTGGCTGGATTGTATTTTGACAATCATAACTTAGCTTTTTATGTAGACCTGAATCAGCGGTCACTTCCTGCGGGTTTAATGAGTCCCTGCTCTATCATTGCATTTGCTTGCCGGCCAAACCAGCCTTGGAGACGCCAAGCTAAACCTGTATCAACAAGATGTTGCCAAGCTGCAAGTACTTTCTTTTCATCCTTTTCTTCGATGAAACCTTCGGCTATTCCTATAGCGGTGAAATCATCCCACGCTTTAGAGGTTGTGCTATTGGTGCTCATACTTGTTGAGTTTAGTTACGAGCTCCGATATGGTAGCTCTGAGATTATTATTTGTCTTCTTTTCCTTCTCGAGTTGAGCGTTGAGTTGTTTGTATAGAGTTTCACTTTTTACTTGCTTGCGTGCGTCACGATCCAGCTCTTGATTATAGTTGATCGTCATCTGCTTGATCTTATCTTCAAGCTCTTCAATGTAAGATTCTTTTTCTCCCAGCTGTCTTTTAAGCTCTTTGAGCATGATGAAGTCTGGTATTTTCTCAGGTGGCGGAGCATCATCTCCTTCTCTTTTCCACCTTATCTGAAGGCTTACCACATCTTTTTCTCGATAGAGCCATTGCTTAGCTCTTTTTACATCTTCTGTGGTATGTTTGTCCTTCACCGGGTACAAAACAAAACGAGCCCCTTTAGGGCCCGTTATGTAAGATTCGTACTCGATCCTTGGATCAGTAAGCGTTTCTTCTAGTATCATGCTGGCTGCAGTTGTTCTGCTGCTTCCTTCTTAGCTTCCTCCAAGAGTTTCTCTAGTTGCATTTCAAGCAACATGTCGTCTGTAACAACGATTCCAAAACGTCTCGCTGCAAAGTATTGGTAAGGGAAGCAGTCGTCAATGTTTAATTCCTGAAGCTTGTATCCAAGCATGCCTCCCTGAATGAGCATCTTTGTTACCTCTATAACGGTATACTCCTGACCATGCTTTACCCACTTCGATGTAGGGATTCCATCCGGTCGGAATTTGTCATCTATACAGATGACCTTAAAGGGTACTTTGATCTCCATCTTCTGGTGGTGTGTAACCTGGATTCCATTCCGGGTTTGTTGAATACTGTGCTACGAATTGATTTTTCTCCACAGCTGCTTGACGCAGTTCTTTGTGGTAAGTTTCTTCTGAGCGAGGATCTGTGGTTTCAGCAGGCTCTCCGAATGGTATCCATTCTTCGTCACACTGTCTTACTCCTACAAATAATCCGGTTGGATGTTGCTCAGTATAAAATTGCAGCCTTCTCTTGCTGCCATCTTGTTGGGGGATTTCTACTGATGTTACTGGCATAGCGCAAATATAAGGATTAATTAGACTTGACCTTCTTGTCACACCGAACACATTTCCAGGTTGGGACTCCGGTCTTTTTTCCGGAGCCCTTCATCATCTGGAATACGTGTAGTTCACCTGAAGGACAGTGTCTTTTGTCAAAACCTTCAAGAGCCTTTGCTAGAGCCCCTATTCCTTCCTTCTGATTCATGATGCAAATATAGTCTGTTTATGAATGCATCAGCTGCTCTAACGGCTTTGTCTGCCACCTTATCATAATCGACATTACCTTGGTTATCTTTAAGGTTGATGTCCATAAGCATTGTGTCGTAGATTCGTTGAGCAGTTTCGTATCGGCGCTGATCTTTTAGTGAATCCTCCATATGCGAGCGTTCACATAGTTACCCTGGTTATCCTTGAAGGTTTTCAGAGTGATTGCAAAATTCTTGGGGAATCTGCTGTCTTCCGCGATAAGACGTCTCACACCTAATACAAGGTTTGATGCATCCGATGCTTTCTCAGCAATACTCTTAGGAATAAGAATAGAGACTTCTTTATCGACAGGAAGCTCTTTCACTCGCTCAAGCAGCTGTTGAATATGCAAGCTTGATGAAGAGCGATTAGCTGTTAATACAACACCTGACTCAATCTCGAAAGGATTATCTCCGAGATCAGCCTTCTTTACAGCGACAGACTTTACTGGCTTTTTAGCCCCAGCAGGCTTTCTTCTGTTTGACATAGCGATGATTTTTAGAAATTAGTACTACCGGCAGGAGTCGAACCTGCATGACCGTCGTCACCTGATCAAGGTCCTACCCTCAAGGAGTAGAGTCTTTATCCCTACGTACCACTCAGCTGAGCATTATTAGGTGCCGGGAAGCACATGCCGCGCTTCAAAGTGGAGCGTCTGCCAATTCCGCCACGGTAGCTTTACCATTGCTGGTAAGAAATTTTGCTAGGATCTCTGTCTTCAAGAGCAGATTTGACCCACCTTTCATCAACAGTATCTCGATAGCATAGGATATGGATTGTTGCGACATCATCCGGATTTAATCTCAGCAATCTTCCGATTCTCTGAGAAGCTTTTCGCTCGTTTCCATAAGCATGCAGGATTATACCCTCTCTAAGATTAGGGATATTTACACCTTCATTCAACTGTAGTACAGCTGAGAGTCGGTTTATTTCTCCCTTCTTAAATAGGATGAGGTTATCCTCTGAATCAGGGTTACCGCTATGGTAACTGTGAGAACACAATCTGTCTGCTTGATCCTGCGTATTAGCAAAGATTATGTGTTTGTCCGTTATTCGAGAGGCAATTTTTGCTGCTAGTACTTCCTTACTTGGAAAATCCATCATAGACTTCATCCTCATCACACTCATGATTTGCTGTTCTTTTTTGTGAGCAGCTGCATCAAGTCTTTGACTCCAGTACTGATAAGTTGCAAGTTCAGACGTATACCATACTTTTCCTTTACGCTCTACACGCATAGTCTTGTTAGGATCTAGCGAGAGCATATGGATGATGATCTTGTAGTCGTTCAATACCTTATCACCTACTGCATCCTCCATCTCATACTCATACACAATAGGGCAAAACTGGGAAACCATCTTGCCTTTTTCGGATTTCTCCCAACGAGGCGGTGTTCCTGTTAAACCTAAGATCTTGCCGGTATGATTCCTCAACCATTCTTCGTGAGTATACAATAACGAGTGACATTCATCAAGGTAGACTACATCGTAATCGCTATCCTGTTTTGGAAGAGATAGGTAAGTAGTAAAGTGCATATGTGGTATAAGGTACTCATAGCCGTATTGTTTAGCCTGTTCTATCCACTCATCGTGTATAGAGATCTTCGGTGCAACAATCAAAAACTTGGAGTAGTCTGTGTAATTTTCAGCCATGTGCTTAATACCAAGTAAGGTTTTTCCAACACCCATTGATAAATACACACCGGCTCTTCGTAGAGGTAGTACTTTAGCAAGAGCTTCACCTTGTACGCGGGTTTTGATTTGGTCTCTTGTTTCCATGCTATAGTTGTTTAGTAGATTCTCCTGAAGTATAGTTCAGTTGGCATATAACCACCGAACACGAATTTGGTGACATCGCATAACCAGATCTCCTTAGGGAAATCTTTGTTACCATATGTCTTGTATATCGCTCCTCCTTCTTTTGGCGTATGCTCTTTTAGAGTGAGACGATAGAAATCATCGATTGGTGCTTGAGCTACTTTTAAAGATACCTTATCAGCTCCTAGAGCTAATGCATCCAAAAGTTTGTCAGCTCCGGCAACCATGGCCAGGTCAGCTTTGCTTCCTGTCCATTCAGGTAGGACGATGAACCATCCTGCTTTTTCCTTTTCAAAGTGTAGTGTTTTCATGACTCTGCTTTTGGTGTCATATCTGCTACAGGCAATCCTAAAGCTTTGGCCAAAGAAATATCGATAAAAGCCGCTCCTTTATCGCAGACGTCTTCTGTAAATATTTCTCGAGCTTTGTCCATTCGCAGTACCCATTGATGGCCAGATCGCCAAGGATTATCTTTATCATCAGTCTTTTCTTCTATTACACCGATGATGAGAAATCCCTTGCTCATTAGGTCTTTACATTGATCGCAGGGTTCAGGAAGAAATCCGATCACCTTGCCATGCATTGCTTCTACCTTTTCAGCCATGGATACAGTCAGCCTTGTATTCATCACAATTGGTCCATCATAAATGGTTCCGCATAGACGACAGGCTTCTTTGACTAAAGCTACTCCTAGTTCATTTTTCTTGCTCATAACTGTTGACAAATTAGCCTGTGAATGCTTCCCGGCATTGTAGGAAGTCGAGCTCTATGACTCGATTGAATTGTTTGTACGCTGGTGTGAAACCGTATACGTCATAGATCATAACGGTTGCTTGTTCTATTCTCTCACAGCCAAAGCCTCCGTCATTGACGGAGCGCTTAATGGCGTTGTGAGTTAATTTTAAAGCAGGTATAAAGACAGGCGTCATCGACACTGTACCTATCGCTCCACCCCAGGCTTTGATCAGGACTTCACCTCTGATCTCGTACCCTCGATGATCGAGAGATATCTGTTTTAGCTTACCCATGTTAGATTTTACTCACATTGGTAGCTTGATCACCTTTCTTTCCTTTGGTGACCTCGAAGGTTACACGATCTCCGGTTTTGATGTCACCCTTACAATTTGTGATGTGCACAAATACTTCTGTTTGGGATGCGTCATCTGTGATGAAGCCGTAGCCTTTGTCTTCTTTGAAGAACTTTACTGTTCCAGTTTTCATTTGGTTAATGTTACTCTTGTCGATCGCCAATAGTTATTCTGCAAGATCAGGACGATCGTTACTGTTCCTGCAGGTTGAGATTAATTGATGTTGCTCTCTATGCTCTCGCGAAGAGATTCGGCCATTGCTGTGTAGTTCTCACTTAAGAGATCATCAAATCGTCCTTTACACTTACCGTTTTTCTCAGACCAGTTCATGTTTTCGATTATCTCCAGCTTTGGTTCAGTACCTTCACGATTGATCTTGTAGAAGATCTTAGACTCCTGGTTGTGGGTTTCAAAGCCTACCATGAGTACTTCTATTCGATCTGGAGCTTCAGAGGGACGTGCAGTATCTTTGCGATAGTTGCCATTCTCATCAAGGACTTTATCCTTGTCTTCAATGGGCACCACACGCATCCAGCCTTCAAAGGCTGTAGCAATCGCGATCACCTTGTGCTGCTTACTAAACTCGCGAAGGATTTCAGCAGCTTGCTCTTTACCTTCATCATTTGTAAACAGTTGTCCGATACCGTTGATTATTCCAAACTTAGTTTTACCCTCGCTTCTCTCAAGTACAAACACGATAGGACGAATTTCTTTATGCTCTTGGAAGAATCCTTCTACAAAGCTTTGAATGTCCGCTCGAAATTGTGTCATGTCTTGGGCGAAGATTTCTTGTACCGTCTTCATTATACTTTTACTCTTTTTTCTGGCTTCTTTTGCCAGTCGCTTCTTTCGAAGCTCGTTAATACTTAGTTCAGCCATGAGAATGTTTTCATCGTCCGGAGACTTCAACATCATCTCAAAGTTTGTGCGTTCCTCATCTGTTATAATCTGAGCAGCATGCAGCTTCTCGATTTCTTTTGGTAACAAAATCCTGGCAGTTCTTGTATCACGTTTTATGTGGTCGTTGTAAACGAACTCATGAGTCTGACCAGCTCTTTTGCCGGTTGCAAACGTGTGCTTATACTTCCACTGATTTTTACCTTTGAGCCAACGCATGAGCTTTGTGTTGAGCAGAATCTCCAACTTTTGTGGGTCTCCGCCTACCATTTGAGATAACTTGGCTTTCATTACCTCATATTCATCACGAGCAATCTTGTCTTGAACATCCATTAGTGACTCCTTTCTCTCCGTTGGAATTTACTAGGAGCTAATCCAGCCATAGCAGATATAGCCATGTAGATGTTTTCGTGATCAGGTGACTGAAGCATCTTTGATAGATTAGCTTTTTCTTCAGGTGTAATACGCTTTTCAAGTTCAAGCTTTACTAGCGCTTGCCCGATCCTTTCTCTATCGCGACGATTGCGTTGATAAACATTTGCCCAAATTTCAGGAGATCTACCAGGTACCCACTTAGTCTTCCAGAAGTTCTTCATGACCCTCTTTAGATAAGTCTTACTTGGATACTCCACGCTTACCTCCTTTCAAGGCTTTCATGCACTTTTCTAGGTCTTCATAGACATAGTGAGTGTCATGGTGGACTTCCTGCTTAGGATGACCCACAACGCTTAATACAGGTCGAATTTGACCGTTTACTCTTTCGTATGTGCGCACAGTAGCAACAAGCACACGACAGTTAAGATTTTCATCGATGTACTTGCGATGAATAGCGTACATCTTGGAACCTATCTTAGGGAGTTCCTTCTTCTTGCTCATTCTGATTATGCTTTGATAATGAAAGCCCCATTTCCCGGGCTTCCTTCGGGTGTGTTTCAATCCACGTGTGACAACTGCGACACGCGGCTAACCAATATTTTTCGTCGAGGTAAAGACTTCCTGTACGACCAGCTTTGTGGTGAACATCGGTTGCATGTTGAGTACAGATTCCTAACAGATGAGCTTCACACATCGGATGCTTCAATAGAAACACCCTTCTCTTCTGAGAATATTCTGCTTCCTCTTTTATGCGTTTTTGGGAACGATGAGGAAGCGCTTTCCGTTTCGCCGTTGGTTTAGGCTGAGTAGTAACTGAATGAGCACTCCAGCACTGCTTACAGTAACGCTTCCCCTGGTGATTTTTCCAAATCACCTTATCATTCCCGCAACCATCACACAGTTTCTTCTTTGCCTTCATCTTCTTTACTTGGTTCTTCTTCCTTCTTGTTGCCAGTTTTCTTGGCTACAAGAATTCCGTTGCGGAAGGTCTTGTTCAGCACTACAACGCTTGACCGAATCTCGGTTAGCTCATTGTCCTGCTTCATCATTTGCTTGAGCAAATGCTCTTCCATTTCGTTTTCGGGGGTAAGCAGTAGCGATACGCCACCGTTCACCAAAAATTCTAATTGCATACTGGGTCCGGTTTGAGTTCGTAGAAATTGTGTGGAAGGATACCCTCATTAATGAGTTTATCCACTACCTGCCTCTTGTCAATCTTTAAGGCTTCGAGACTAATGCTGCACTTGAATTCTGGATCTATGGTTGTACTCTCTACAAGAGACTTTGTGAGAGGACTCTTAGGAAAGTACTTGGTGAAAAAGTTGTTGGTGAATTGGTTAATGAGTTGTTGTTTCCAGACATTCAGCACAATTCGTGTCCTCTTGTGCACTTTCTTGATACGCGCTCTTTGGTCTTTGCGCATATCTTTGATCTCCGATTGCGTGTACACACTCAATCCAAACAGGGCTCTGTGGTAGAGGAAATTTTGCCGGCTATTGAGATGATCATGCTCTATCTGCTGATACCTCTTACCGCGATATAGAGTTCCTTCTACCTGGTAGTCGCTTAGTCTACCTTGATAATCCGCCTTTCCAGGTGGCGGAAAAACCTGCTTTGATGGGTGTTTTTTTGTCATAGGTGATGGTTTAACTGATTCAACATTCGCAAAATTCTTTGTGGCGACAGAAAAAAAAGAGAGGCATAGGGGTGTTTAGTCCCTACGCCTCATCTTCTTATTCGATTACAGCTTGTCGATAGACTCGCCTGAAGCTTTCTTTGCTTCAGCAAGTTCAGCATAAGCCGCTTTGATGGCATCGCCATTGTTGTGCTCGATGGTCTCATCGTGAGCGTTCACATTTAAGGTGTAGAACGACTTACGGTAGATTGGTTGACCGTCAAGGCAACATACTACTTTCGTTTCTCCAGCGATCTTGTAATCGCGTTCAGGATCTTCAGTATTGAAGGGCTCAAAGCGCTCCTTTACGATGATCTTTCCTTCTACTTCCTGATCCTTAGACCAGCCAAACCCTTTCAGGTCAGCAATGGTACCCGGGATAAGGGCAGAAACAGGTTTTCTACGAGCAAATCCGCGCTCGTCAATCACCATACGTGTTTGTTCAACACGAATGTGACCCCACTCAGGGTTGTTTTTTGATGGAACAATAACGTTCCCGGCCGCATCAGCGGTTACTCTTACTTTCGAGTTCATGGTAAATTGATTTTGTGAGTTGATTATTGAGAGCTGGCTTGGGTGCATATAAATGCAAAAGACCGGCAGCTCATCCGGTCTTATAATAGTTGTCGTTGTCAGGAAACGACGAGGCTATACTGGAGAATCATCAGGAAAGTCAGGGAACTCTTCTTCATAAGAAGGTTCTTCTGAACCAGAAGGCCCGAGTGGTTCGTCAAGCTCTGGCATATAGTCGATAGAAGGATCAATCTCTTCTTCGTCTTCTTCTGATGGTTTTTGTCTACGCTTTTTGATAGCGGAGCCGTGCCAAGGAGACGTCGGGTGGTCCCCGGCATTAACACTCATGAGGTATTGGATATCCTGATCAGTAAGATCTAGATATTCTTCTACAGATAAGTGTATGATCTTGCCATTTGGTAGTTGATAGATCATGGTTCCCGTTGCAAATATAGCAAAGTTTGCGACACGGGCAAATGTTTTTTCAGGTGGTGAGTTGGAGTGCGAGTTGAGCAAGGAGGATGATAGTAAGGACAGTCGCCCAGATTCTGAGCGTGCGGATCTTTCTCTTAGTCTCTCTCATGTGATTTTCAACAATGGTAAACTTTCGATCCGTCATGTCCCGGTAGTCTGTGAATTTGTTCAGGTATACATAGCGTTTGTGCGCTTTACTTGAGCCTGAAGAATTTTCCTTCTCTTGTGACATAGTCGTTCTCTTTAAGTTCTTTAAGCAGTCGCTCTATTGTGCGCACTGATGTTCCAGCCTCTGCGGCCAGAGTGTTCATGGATGGATAGCACTTCCTTTCTTGGTCAGCATACTTTGACAGGATAGCGTATAATCCTTTTGCTCTTAGCGAGAGGTTCGGGTCGGATACGATATCGCTGTTTACGATGCCAAACTTTTCCATGTTATCAGGTATTATTGGTCAAGGGGATATTCGTCCACAGGAAATATTGCAGATTCTTCTACATCTGTAGTGTCCTCTCCTTCTTTTCCTGAAGAGTCAAGATAAGTATACTTTACAGTGTACGGCTTCTCTTGAGTTTTGATGAGCTTGGTTATCATACAGGTTATTCGACCTTGTTTGATCATACCAGCTTCCGTCATCTTTTCATCGTCTATTCTCCATGTATAGAGACTTGACTTGTTTACGAGTACCTTTTGCCCGACCTTGAATTTGAATTCATCTTTCAGTCCGCTGAAGGACTTGTACAGTTGTGAGAGACCCACTTCTGTCACCGACAAGTTGTCGACGATTACTTGGGATATCAAGTCGGAGTGTTCAGAACCCAGCATCTTTTTTAGCTGGGTTCTGATTTGCTCCTTGTGAATCTTTACCTGTATGTAGTCTTTATTGCTCACGTATAGGTATTTTACGGGTGTCCGTTCGTTCCAGCTTTAGCTTGCTAGCCCTCTGATCATATTTCAATGTAGCTGAGCTATTGCTAGCAAAGTCTACATCAAACATGAATTCACCGGGTATTGCCTCAGGGACATATAAGTACTTAACCTTTCCGTCCTTTGAGGTAAACTTCAACACATAGCTTAGTGATGCTTCTAGTTTCACATTGAAGTACCTGTGACTTTTTACAGTCTCGGTTAGCTCCAGTGTGCTGTCTGAGTAAAGCAAGAACACTTCGCATTTAATGTTTCTTTCTGCAAGGTACTCACCGTCCAGAGTGAGAGATTTGACTGCAGTGGGTTCGTTAGCTACTGTAATCATACAGACTAACGAGAGCATGAGTGTAAACAGAGTTTTCATTTTGAGTTGATATTATCGGTCTTGTCATAGGCCGGACCGTTAGCCCTTACTTAACGTTGATCATAGGGGTACTATTCCCTAATACTGTTGTCGGTAGTTTTCCGTCCCAGGTTTGTGCTTTGATGTACTCTACATATAGAGCATTAAGCTCTTTCTGTTTGAGTCGCATGGCTTCGGCTACACCTCGGGCTTCGATAATGTCTGCTTCTGCTTTACCGGATGCACGAATAACTGCTTGGGCTGAGTCACCTCTTGCTTCGGCAATCATCTTCTTAGCATTTGCTTCAGCAACCAGAGCTTCTTGCATTTTTGCTTGCGCTTGTTGTACAGCTTGAGTCTTCGCGTTAATAGCATCCTTCAATGCATCAGGCGGAACAATGTTTGTCCTAAGCTGACTTACGATAAACCATTTCGATACACGCTTATTACACTCGGTTATGATAGCAGATTCAAACTCTTCTCGTTTGTTGAAGATATCATCTACCGTCCACCGGTTAGCTACATCGTTAACGGATCCAACAATCGCTGTCATCAACCATCCCTTTTCGATTCCTTTGATGTCCAATCGTAGTTCAGAGAACATATCTCCTACTGCATCGGCCTTCAATGAATAGTTAAAGGTCGGCTTAATGGTAGCTTGGAATCCACCTTTGGTTATCACAATCTGGTTATCGTATTCAATGTGTTGCTGAAAGGTAGGGAACTCATACAAGTTCTCCGTCCAGCTGTTGTATACAACCCATCCTGTTTTGTATGTGTAGTCGGATACACCGCGTTCATTACCGGTTAATTTTACCTTTATACCGATGTGTCCAGCATCTACCCTTTCAAGGGAATAAGGCTGAATCATTCCGGTCAGGAGTCCTACTACAACAATGGCGATCGGAGTAAACAACCACTTTGGATTGAAAGGTCGGGTAACATCGCCGTAACGATCTTTTTGTTCCGGTCCGAACGCATTACTTCGTGTGGATACAAGCCATCCGGCAGCCACAACGATTGAGAGCAGGATAATAATCAATGAGATCATGTGCTTAGATTTTGAGGATTTTGATTAATAACTTTACCGCGTATACCATTGCCAGCACATCTACCAATAGAATAACTATGGTAGCAACTGTGGACAGGAACAATGGCATCTCCCTACTTACGCAGTATTCAAAGTAGAGCCCGTTCAGAACGATAACAATGATCGCTCCTACGAGAAATAAGAACACGTTTTTCATAGTGTAAAAAAGAGTATGGGCTAGCCTAATTGCCAGCCCATCCTCTTGCAATATTAATTGGCTTTGACAGCCGCTCCATTCTTAGAAGCTGCTTCAGAAACATTCATGCTGGCGTTCTTAACCGTGATGGTCATGTCACCAGTACGTGGTTCTTCCACTTCTTCTTTCATCAGTTTCAAGTGATGCTTCATGGAATCAACTGCTGCTTTTACCAGGTCATCATTTACTGCGCCACGCTTCTTGCAGAGTTTAACTGCACGCTTAGCAATTTCAGCAACAACTGCACCAGGACAATCCGGAGTACGATCAGCAAGCACGTTGTAATCCAACACCTTTTCTGCATCCAATGGAGCCAGATAACGATGGTAGATTTCTGCAACGGCAACTTTGTCCGGGTTCTCAAAGTTCACCACAAGGTCAATACGACCTGGGCGGCGAAGAGCCGGGTTGATACGCTTCTCATGGTTGGTTGTAAAGATTACAGTAAGGTTGTTACCCTTAGTTTGTACACCATCCAGAGTATTCAGGATTTTGTTCATGTCAGCATCACGCTTGGTACCTGCACCGATTTCATCCACGTCCTCAAGGAACACGATGCACGGCTGGTAATTCTTAGCTTGGCCAAGAAGCATGTGGAATACATCTGCATCTTTGCAGTAGAAGTACGCCATACCTTTTGTAAGACCGGCTGAACCAATACGCATAGCTGTTTCTGTTTTACCGTTTCCATAACCACCTGAGAAAAGATAGCAACGCTTGCCATCTTCACCAAGATCGTCAATGATGAAGTTGCGAACAACAGTGTCCACGTCTTCATTCAATACAATCTTGTCGGATACCTTCATCTCGAAGATATCGAAATCCAAAGAGATCTCACCCCATGGTGATGTCTGCTTTGTAACGGTGATTGCACGTCCGCGATAGATCGATTCGGTATCCAGGATCTTCTGGATCAGATCGAAAAATTCTTTTGCCTCATGAGCATAGCGCTTCTTCACAGTTGCGCTGATGTGGCTCGGTCCTACTTCGACCACTGCATCTTCCCAAACAGTTGCAGTGAACTGTCCGTAGAAACAGGTCTCAGTAATCTTCTTGCCGTCTTTGATGTCAACGACAATCTCAATGTCTGTAGGGCGCTGAGTACCGAAGAAGGTGTGCACAGTCTTACCTTGGATCCAACCAAAGTGACGTTCTGCAGCTTTCTTTACTGCAACAAGGACATCTCGCCAGTTCCATTCACCGAACATTCTGTCCACATTAATCACCTGTTCTTCGTCATCCCACTGACGCTTCAATTCCTTTGCTGCCTGCAACTTATTCATTGTGGCTGGAAGAATGATACGCTTAGTTCCAGTAGAGAACTCAGTCTCTGCTTGGTTCTTCTTGATTTCTTCCTCCATCATTTTGATGATGGCCTCATCGGCTGCTTTTTCACCGATAGTTGCAGCAAGCAGCGCGTGCGCTGGGTGCTTTCGCACTTGTTCAATTTTCATGCTTAGATTTTTAGATGGTTTTTCGAGGAACGAGACTTCCTTCAGAGCTTTGAGTTGTTCCTCTTTACTCAAAGATGAAAAACAAGAGAGCTGTGGTGAAGTCACAGCTCTCTCGCAATATCATGATATCCCTTCTGTTGCCAAGCGGGATAATACTCCGATCTTATTCAGTTACCTGGATGAGTCTGTATCGATCAGTATTCACTGTATCCATCATCAGTTGTTCAGGAGAGTAGATCTCGCCTTTCAATACTGACTTCAAGATAGAGGGACTGAATCCGGATACAAGACCGATTCCTTTATCGCTCTTCTGTGCAGGAGAGTTGCCGATACGACCGTTTACATTCCAGAAGATGATTTCCGGCATCTTGTAACCAGCTGCCTGGTACTTCTGACGGATTACATCCAGGTTTGTACCTGATGCGCGGTATCTACAAGCTGAATCAAACTCCATATCAGAGATGATCAAGATCTTGGTAGGCATTTCGTCCTCAGAGATCTTCTCTCTGATTGCACTGTTGAGGATTAAGTCAAAGGTCGACTGCAGATTTGTGGTACCACCCCATGGAGCTTGATTCAACTGACGCATCCTTTGAGCAAGTGACCCTTTCAGGTATTGCATCTCAGGTTTTTCAGAGAAAGTCAAGAAGGCATCTTTGAAGATACCTTTGTTACGCTCAGAGATATAAATCCCCAGTGCTACACTTACATCCATAGGCAATCCCATCATACTTCCAGATACATCACACACCGGAATGATGCGTTCTGTTGATCCTTCCATATAATCTGGTAGGTTATTCCACTGTGCTTCGACTGCACGCTCATTCTCCCCATTATTAATTGCTTGATACAATTGATGAGGGAATAATACTGATGCGTTGATCTTAGCTTCACCTGAATGTACAGCCTCAATATACGCTTTCATACGTTCTTCATCGTGTTTGAAAAATGCCTTGCGGTATTTATTCATCGCGATAGAAGGTACTGCTTCGTACTTGATACCTTTCCATTCTCGGTTACACATCTGCGTTTCCACTACCTTAGTCATAGCCACTAGCTTCTTACGAAACTCCTTAGGTGTCATACCAAGATAACGATGCATGGCTACAAACCATGGACCTTTGCGCGGGAACCATTTGGCCAAGAGATTC